ATAACACTGCTACCGATCGTGTTTTCATCAGAATCCTATCGAACAGCCGCCCGCTCGAGCAGTGATGGTGGCTCCCGTTGTGACGTCTTGAATATCCAGCATGTCATTCGCCGCGGTCGTTACAGTATGGCTCGTGTCAGAGCATGTAGTGCCGTTCGAGATTGTGCACGTAAGTCCGCTTGCCGGAGACGCGCCGTTGACCCGAAGTGTGAAGGCGTCCGATTTGGCGTTGCCTTCGGCTGCAGTCGTATGACAGAACATCTTTGTGATGGAGGCTGCTTTACCGATAGGCAACTGTACGAGCGCTTCTGTCGTGGCGGCCGTCCCGAGACCGATGGCCGGTACGAAATCGGTCACTGCCGATACCGGTAAGGCGCTCGACCCGCCCGTCCACCAATGATCGCTTGGGCCTGCAACTCCCGTACTTCCCGTAGACCCAGTTGCCCCAGTAGCCCCTGCGGCTCCACTTGAACCTGTTGCGCCGCTCGCCCCGGATGCACCCGATGCTCCAGTCGCCGCGGCCGGCCCTGTTGGCCCAGTAGAGCCCGTGGCACCGGTTGCGCCATTGGAACCATTGGAGCCCGCCGCACCTGAAGCACCACTTGCTCCGGTAGCGGCAGCCGGACCTGTAGGGCCGCTTGGGCCTGTCGCTCCGGCAGCACCAGCCGCACCTGACGTTCCGCTTGCTCCAGATGCACCGGAGGCACCTGTGGAACCGGCTGCTCCGGAGGCTCCGGAAGCGCCGGTTGCGGCTGCTGGCCCGGTAGGACCCGTGGGGCCAGCAGCTCCGCTACTTCCAGAAGCGCCCGAGGAACCGGCGGATCCGGATGCTCCAGATGGACCTGTCATGCCCGTCGATCCTACGGGACCTGATATGCCCGTGGCTCCAGTGGCTCCCGTGGGACCGGTAGTGCCAACAGAGCCTGCCGCGCCGGTACTACCTGATGAGCCCTCAGGTCCAGTCATACCTCTTTGGCCCGTCATTCCGGTAGCGCCAGTCGCGCCCGGAGGACCTTGACCGGGTATGTCCGCTGTGGAACTTTGCGGCCCCGCTACTCCCCAGGGCCATTGCACCGCCCATACTGGCGAACTGGACAATGCCAGTAATAGCGAGACCAGAAGAGCGCGAGAGGCTATCATCCGGGAAGCCTCGATATGAGCCAGGAATGATCGGGCAAAGGATCCGGCGGCAATTCGATCGCGTTCGCCCGGATCGCGGCCATGATAGCGGCCTTGTATTCCCCTTGGGCGAGTTGGCGTTTATTGGCGGTCTGGATCAGATCCTCCGCCATCTCCATTGCGAGACGGCAGGCCAGCGCCATCACGAAACACGAGTCGAACTGGTTCGGGTCGGTCACCTTGCGCATGTAGCGGATGCCCAGCGGTGCCGGAAAGTTCGTCACGATGGTCTGGCCCTCTATGCGGTAGTCGCTGCCATCTACGACCAGGCCGAGCACTCTCGTACTTCCAGGCGAGATCACGTCCCCCATGCCGCCCGGCGAGAAGCGCCCGGCCTGGATCAATTTCAAATAGTCGTCAGGAAGCTGGTAGGCGTGGCTGTAACCGAAGGCTGGAACGTCCAAGAGGGCTGGGAGCAATACCCGCTTCATCGCGAATGACCACTGGTGCGCACGAATCTCGTTGTCACGCTCCATTGCGTAGATGGCGTTCAGTGAGCGCGCCGACTTGACGTTATCGGTGAAGCTGAGAATCCGCTGCTGGCCCAGCTTGGTCAGCGCGAGGTTCGCGATGTCAACATCCGAGGGCATTGCATTGCTCCCGTTGGAGTCGGCTTCTGTCTAAGGCGCACTGTCTGCAACGACCTCGACCTTTTCTTGGGCCGCCCGCATAGCGATTCGCAGGAGTTAATTCGTGGCCTCGTTTGCAATGCGTAGGACATTTGAGCGGCGAACGTCCGATATTCTCGGCGTGGGTAACCGGCTCGACATGATATGGACTGGCGCATCCGCGATTGCGGCAGAGATGATCCATCTCCTTGCCCTCGGGGATCGGTCCTACGAAATGCTCATAAGCGACGCGATGCGCTGTGTACATCCGGTCGCCAAGGCGGAAGATTCCGTAGCCGCAGGTGTCCCGATAGGCCATCCATTCCCAACAGCCATCCGGTGAGATAATTACCTTGTCGAGAAATCGCGCTAACTGTTCTTCTGTCATCTTGTCGCTAGGCATTCGCGCTGCTCCAGCGCGCGCAAGAATTGTCGCGCTAGAATGGCTAGATCGTCATCGGGATCGGCATTGACTCGATCTAGGATCTTATTCGCAAGCACAATAGCTGCGACTTTTTCCTCAAGCTGCGTGGGCGGTTTGGATGATGCCATCTAACCGATGAGCGTATAGCCTTCTTCAAAGGCTTTCGCTGGTGAGATCGATTTGTAGCCGTCCTCGTAAACAACGTAATAGTCGCCCGGCATCGGCATGTACCTGCTCACAACAGCCTTGGCTACGATTACGGGCGCGTAGCCGGGGTCCAAGATCGGCAGGATTACGTCTCCATTCGGCAGAACCTTGAGACCTTCGCCAATCTTGAGTGCCCAGACTTCCTTGTGACACAGATATTTGGGCATCTGGCGCGATGCATTACTTTCGCTCATGGAGTCTCCCATAGAATCTCCTACGGATTCCCCGGCTTGTGCAGACAATGGGCGAATTCGGCCGTCGAGACGTTCAGAGTCCCCGAATCCGACACGCATTGCCAACCCAACGATGGATCGCCAGTGACCGCGTTATCGACCACGCCAGCGCCGTGCTGGATGATGAGGCCGTGAGTTGCGGTTGGTGTATCGACTGGAGCAGCGAGTTGTGGCGGGAATGCAAAGCAGCGCAGATTGCCGCCTTCCGTCCAGCTCCACACCCAGTTGCACCGCGGCCCCGAGGCCGGATCCATCACGATGACCGGCGTGCTCGTACCTACCGCCACGGGGGAGCCTGTGGTGCCCTTGGCGTTGATTGCCCAACCATCCGCGGTCAGAGTCGGCGATGCCGCAAATGCCCATGCTGCAGCAACGAACGATGCGACGAATAGAACGATTACCATCCGTAAGTGCCGCATCAATTCACCGCTGCGATCTTACCGGAGAAGTAATTGATGAGCTCTTCAAGGAAAGTGATCACCTGAATGTTTCCGCCGGTGAGCTTCGTTAGATCGACACGGAACTCCATATCGCCCGCGCCCGGTGCCGAAGTGCCCGCGGTAATCTGAAATTCGGTCTGGCCGACCGTTTTGCTCGCGCTGATAGATGCCATCGCTTACCTCGGAAGGAAGGGGGCCGAAGCCCCCATCCGGCTACTGCATCTTGTAGGAAATTTCCAGCAAGATTGTCCCACCCGCGACGATGGCCGCTTCCGCGACAACCACCACGTCATATTCGGTCTGCGGATCTGCGGCGAGGCCAAGAACCTGCCAGATCATCTGGTCGGCGTTGAGCAGTGTGTAGAAATTGGTATTCGCGAATATCTGCTCCGCCTTCGTCGCGGCATTGGTCATCGCGACCGCATCGCCAAAGAACTGATCGGCGCCGGTCACGCCACCTGCCAACGTCAGCCATCCCGTGGTCGAGCTGAATCCGCCACGCAATGGAGTCTCCCAGAGGCCGATATCGACCGTCGTAGAGGCCGACAACGCGGCATTCGACAATAGACAAGAGACTACAACGGCATTTGCCGGAAGCGTGAAGAACCCATACATCGAGGCAATTGAGTCCGCGGTCACGGTCAGCACGCGCGCCCGCTTCATGAAGTTGCGGCCTGCGGTGCGCAGATCGGACGGTAGCGGCGGTGAAGCGTCGCGATTGGTTATCACTCCTGATTTACGAATGAATACAGCCATTTGTCTTTACCTCCGTCCCCGCCAGGGCAACGGTGCTAAGGCAACGTGGTCCATGCGCCCATCGTTGACGTTTGACGGCCTTGCACACCCGTCGTCTGCGCAGGCAGAGGCGGCGGGTCAGGGGCGACCACCACAAGGACGGCCGCCCCCAAATCCGTGATAATCAAATCCAACTCGGCGAGTTGCGGACCTGTCAGGCTGGCCGTCAACACCAACGCAGCCAGATTCGCCCGAGCTGTCTTGAGCCGTGCGGAGAGCGTCTCCTGCGTCACGGCTTTTTCACATCGGCCGGCTTCGCTATCGGAGCCGCCATTTTCTTCGGCGGGTCGTCCGCGCCCTTGGTGGCCGACTCCGGGCCAGCCACTCCGACACGATGGACGATTCGCTTTACTTCATCGGCCATTTGCTTACCTCACCTCTTTACTTGAGGCAGTTCACCAACATGACCTTCTTTTCCTGGAGTCGGCACGCACCGAAATACGCGTCGATGTAGATCTGCCACGGATGTCCGCGCAGGTCGAAGCGCTGCGTGATTTTCGTCTCGATGCCCTGCCAGGTGCCGAAGTGCATCCCACCGCCGGCGTACACCGGAACCTTCCGATAGGCCAGCGTCGAATCGAGCCCGAGTTGCTCGCTATGGATGAACTGGATACCCAGGAAGCGTGTGATCTTGCCTTCCGCGAGTACCGGCGCATCTGGCTGGTTGAAGTCGCGGTTGATGACCTGCGCCTCAGCCAGCAGATTGTCGAGCTGAGTCGCCGATGCGACGCACCAGAGCTTCTCGACATCCAAATCGACTTCGTTCTGCAGGAGCAATCGCCGGGCTTCACGGAGTTTGGCGACGGTCAGGCCAGTATCGGCCGACGCCCCGAAGTTCGACGCGATGATATTGCCCGACGGGAACGCGGTCGTATCATTGCCGAGCTGGCCGGTCTTGCTCGTCTCATCGAATGCCCGAATGCACTCAGCGTCGTGCTGCCGATTCATGGCCGCCTGCAATGCCTCCGCGTAACTGGAGCGCGGGTCGGCCATCGTCTGGATTTCGTCCCACTTATCAAAGGGGACTGCCCCATCGAACGGCTTCGGCGTGACCCACCGATCGTCATGCGGCACATCCATAAACGTGATCGGCTCCAACCGCACCGTCCGCTGCTGGACGCCCAAAATGCCGATCTGTTTTACGGCCTGGGCCTGCTGTGACCCGGTATGGACGCCCTGTTTGAAACTGCTTACTATACGCTCATAGCGCTGTTGAGCAAGCAATTCGAAGATTTGGGTAAACTTGTACTCAAAAAGTGCCACTACGCTCTGATCAATAGTAGCCATCGCTACTTAACCTCTTTAAGTATCACTTGAGTCAAGTGAGACTCAAGGTAAGAGGCTACTTTGCGAGCGATCTCAACGGAATCTCTCAGATGGCCAAGCGCAATATTGCAGTGGCGACAAAGCAGTGCACGCACCTTCCCCGTTGCGTGATCGTGATCGACGTGACGAGTTACTTCGTCGATGGAGTCGGCACAAATCGCGCACTGGAAAGATTGCGCAGCGAGCATCGCCTGAAATTCAGCGAAGCTCATCCCATATTTGTGTCTCAGATCTCTGTCGTGGAAGTAGGAAGGATCCTGCGCACGTTTAGCGGCGTTCCATTGCCGATTACGCACGCGTCCCTGTTCACGTAGCTCTTCGGGCCCTTCGCGGATTTTCTGGCGTTGAAGACAGGCAGCATTCTTCTGCCGATACGGGAACAGTTTATACTGCTCGCGCCGTTTCGCCTTGCGTCGTTCGTACCAAGATGGATCAGACTCCGTCTTGCGTAGTTCCCACGCTTTATAGGCTTCGGCTTTTTTGGCTTTGAGTTCTTCCGGAGTCATCCGGTGCAGCCTCTAGTTAATCCCTCGATCAACGTCGACGCGGCCTACCCGGATAACCGGAACCTTGTCTAGCTCAAATAACGCTTGAGCATACTGGCGGCAGTCTCATCCTGCTTCAGCGGACCTCCGTAGGCTACCCGCTACCGCGAGCATTAGCACAAACACTGTGCCAAGGGAAATAGCCTTACCAATGCGGCGGATCGGCGTTGGATGGGAAAGATAGTCGCGCGTCGCGGCATCTTCTGGCTCGTACTCGCCCCTAGTCGTGGTTTCCCAGCCGCTCGCAGCGATGTTCGCCGGCGTGAAGTAGGCATCATTCAGATTGATGTAACCCTTCGGCTGCGCATGGCTGAGATTCACCGCAATCAGGATCGCGATGGTCAGGATTATCAGAATGTGCCCATGTTTCACGTGGAACATTGCCTCGAAGGCCCACAGCGAGAGTAACGGCATAAAGAGCGCGGGAAGTGCGAGCGTACGCCAAGGGAACTGAAAGTATTGAAGGATCGAGATGTGATCCCAGACGGGCGTGCTGTAACCGGTCGCCAGGAAGGCGCCGATTATTGATGCGGCGGCGAACGCACAAACAAGTGATATCCGTTCGGAATCGGAATCTCCTCGCCACAATCGGGACAGTGCCAGCCGAGCAGGACCTTGCCGTTCTCGGCTATTACTGTCACTGGGATCGCCTGGGGATGCTCGCAGTTGATCATGAAAGGCATAGATGACTCTCCTTAAGGAGGCGGCGGCAGCACAGGCTGCCAATGGGTGGGCTTGATTCCGAAGACGCCACGGGCTGTCCAGCAAGATAGATTGGCTGCCCATCTCATCACTACAAGTTGGTCTACCCATAGATAATTGCCGGGGGCGGGGACGTAGCCAATTACCCAAGTTCCATCGTGTGGCGCGGTCTCTATGGTTTGCCACTCCATAAGCAAAGAATAGACCCGTTAGGGCCAACGCGATATGCGGCAGGCCGAGCGCATAGTCCATGCCGAGCGGCGAATAGCCGAATTGCCAGTGGCCCCAAACGAGTTGATTCAGCCAGATGAAATGGCGATGGTAATCGAAGAAGTCGGTGCGCAGCAATTCGGGCCGGACATACTGCATCTCGAAGAGGGCGGGAAGCCAGAAATAAGCGCTGAGACCTACAGCACCGGCCAGCGCCCTGGGGGAGCGCCAACCGGTGCCTCGGCTGGAGGAGATTGCAATGAATGTTGGAAACATTAGCAGAGCGATGGCATTGTGCGCAAGTGGCAGCAGCGCGAGCGCGAAGGCCGCGAAATACCACGGCCACGCGAGCAGGACATAAAGGCCAAGCGGCGCGACGCAGAGGGCGGCCATTTCCGCCATACGGACGCTCACGTATAAGTCAATAGATTGATAGGGTGCCCACAACCAGGCGACGGAGGCTCCGAGTGATGCCCACTGAGAGAATCCCAAGTGCCGCCCTATTCCGTAAACTGACGCGGCGCCTACGGCAACTAGAAGTGCAAGCGCGAGCTGTAAGGAGACGGCTAGCCCGCATCCGAGCTTCCAAAACGGGAGTGCCACCGCGTAAATGAGCGGTGGACAGAATTCAAATAGTGGCTGGCCGCGACCGCTCGATAGATCTGGCGCCCATAAAGGCGGGAAGCCGGAGCGGCTGAATTCAACTAGCCGAGCGGGGTAGGCCATCGAGTCATGTCCGTCAATCAGAAGTGGCTGGAATAAAGGGAGTGTGAAGGTCAGATATGCCACGCTCGCGATTAAGGCTAGAATTAGCTTGTCGCGGTTATGTAATACTTGATAACCCAAGTGGGTTCGGTTATCTTGTTTCTGTGGAAAATCGCAATCCGATTGACGAAGCGTTCAAGATATTACATGCGGACATGGACGCAACATGCCCCGCAGCGCTCATTGAGCGTGGCCGCCGGATGTGGCGCGTACTTGGCTTAACTAACACAGATCTGGCAGCTATAGAAACTTGCATCGGTGCTCCTAAGCTAGAGCAACTCCTTTCGCTGGCCTCTTGTGATGCCCCCATGGTACAAGCCGTGACACGGCTCGCGCGTGAATTTAGTCATATGAGCTTGCGTGCATTCAGTCGTAGTTGGCGTACAAGCAAAAAGGGCGGACTGGTACGTAGCCCGCGTAAGGCGGCTGCCGCTCGTGCTAATGGAAAGCTCGGAGGACGACCTGCCTTATCCAAGACCCGTAAGCGGAAGCCGCGCGCGCGTGAATAGAAGATACGCGGCGCAGCCTGTACTGAGTAGGACAACTTTATTTCCAACACGGTACAGAAACGTTCCGCATTTCCTCGTGCATCGGCCATGTCCATCCATGGCGCGCGGCCCATCCTTCGGTGCGCGGACCCGGCACGTTAGCCCAATTATAGGTCTCGCACATTGCTACGTCGCCGTGCCGCACATAGCTGGTGATTGTCGCCCATTCTTCAAGACTGTGATACCAAGGATAGCCGTAAATTGGACGATCGCAGACCCAAGCCCCTGACTGATCGGGGCCGCTCCCCATCCACGTCCCGAGTGTGAATGAGAAGGCTAAGACAATGATGATAACCCTCGTGATCTCCATACTAGCGAACCGAACGTACACGCTGATCTACCGGCTTGCGGCGGCGGGCTCGTCGTGAATGCGGCGTCTCAATTAATGCTCGGCCTGTCCTATTATGTGCGAATCCAAGATATTGAGCCGGGAATACCTGCTGCCAACCATGCCCTGGATCCCAAGTCGCCTGATAGGCTCCAGGTAGCATCGCCGCCGGATTCCACGGCCCACTCAGTTTGCGCATCAGATCCCAGGGACCTTTACTTCCCGGCACAAAATACGCTGGCAATACGAAGTTGCTGAGCATCATCCCGTGCTTGATCTGCCCTTGAGTGTCGTCCTCGACTGGGTCGCATGCCTCGTAGGCCAGAAACAGCGCGTTCGGCAGATCCGACCATTGTGCGGTCTGGTCGATATATGGGTCGCCGAGCATTTCGAGAATCTCATGGCTGATGGTCACGGAGGGCTTCATCCCCGCATCAAGGGTCGTCTTGGCGAAGGCGAAACCGATAGGTCCGCCGCCTGAACCGGTCTCATGAAAACCTGCTGCTCCGGCAACTGTGGAATCGTCCGCTATAACAAATTGCCATGACGCGGGATTCATCTTCTGGTCTTTCGAGACGAATTTAAATCCGATGAGTTCCGTATCCCAATACCTTGCAAAATCTTGATTTGCTTGGGCCGCAACGGCGCTCATGACTGCTGCGACTTGCGCATCAGTCATCACGGTGGATATGTTCTGGTACTGGATAATCATTCAGTTCCCTCCGCCGCCTATGTAACATCCAGGCAAGACGATCAACGCGGGCACTGGCGTAGCGCCTGGGCTGGGACTCGCTACTGGAGTCGGTTGCGCTGCAAGAAGGGCGCTGCGAGCCTGTTGACATTCTCCTGGATTCAAGAACCCGCCTGGCGGTCCCTCGAAATAAACCCCGTCCACGTTGTTCAGGGGATTCTCGACGATAAAGAAGTATCCAGCCAGGATGATTCCGACTAAGAGTTTTGCCCAGTGCCGTTTCATCGCATCTCCATCAGCGCGGTCGGCCATGCTCGCTTAGACTCCTCATCGAAGCGCTGTAGACCGTGGTAATTGTGATTGTGCAGGTGATCTTCCTGTCGCCGGCCCGACCAGGCAATATTCATCTTGCTGATGATATCGACTGTGCTGGTGGGATCGGCCTGAAACATTCTGGCCACCCATGAGACTTCAGGCGATACAACGACGGGCACATTTGCAATCACGAAATCGGCGCTAACGATGTTGAAAGTCTCGCTGAAGGAGACCTGCATTCCAAGGTCCATCAGCCGGACTAAGGACATGAATTCGCTACGGTCCAGCCAGGGATGACCGACGAGCGTGTGCGGCGGTTTTACGTTCGCGAATAATGCGCGCAGATTCTTCAGTACCTGGGCTCCGTTCATCTCGATTCGATCCGAATTGATGTGGAATCGGATCGTGAAGCCCCGTGCGTTCGCCCAATCGATTGCGGCACAGGCCTGAGTGAGTTGGTTCTTCATAGGCCGGATCGCCCCGAAGCATCCAATGTCCACTACATCATCCGCCGGCAATCCCTTACGCGGTTCCAGCGGCGCGAGCGGGTAATAGTTCGGCGTGTAGGGGATATGAACACCAAAGATCCGTCGAAAATCGGTTTGTGCCCGCAAGGAATTAGCCGATACCGTGACATGGGCCAATTTCGAGTACGCGAATAGCCATTCCATCGCATTTCCCTCGTTCGCAAGGAAGGGCAATTCACTGTGCATGCGGACATTCCATCGGATATCAGGGTGCAATCGAGTCAGTAGGGCTAGCTTGGCCGGTCGGACCCATAGGGCCTCCAAGATAGCGTGTGTCGGTCTGGATGCCGTAACGGCGCGGTCTATCTCGTTGTCATCCTGTATACGCTCGAATGCCGCCTCGATGCCGAGGCTCTGGAGCATATCGGTAACGTAGTTGACCGAATTTCGCAGCCCGGTCCAATTGGTATTAGGCCAGCCTCGCGGCTGCGGGTGTGGTGGATGCGGAGGATGAGGGTGGTGGTGCGGGTCGTAGTAATCGCCACGTTTCTTGAGCAGAAACAGAACCTTAACAGGCTTCAACGGATTCTATGCTCCCTGCGCTCCGATGCGAATCAGCCGATCCCATTCCTGTCGTTCCGGGCCGCCTGGATTCGCGATGACCTTGCCGGACCATTCCTTATCGAGTTTGAGCATATCCAAACGGGCGCGCGCCGCCGCCGGGCTCATATCGAAACCGTTGCGCCCACCGTCCACGAATTTGTCCTCGACGCCGGCTTTTTCGCCGATCATCGCGAACAGTTTCATGAAGGCAGAGGTGCCGATAGCGTCTTCGACCTTGCCGAGAATTTCGCTGGCTTTCTCACCCGCAATCTTTTCGCCGACCAGGGGAACAACGAATTCGCGCACGGCGCGGCGCGCTAGCTCCTGTTTCTGATTGAAGACCTCGCCCGGCCATTCTTTGTGCAGGGTCTCCATGTCGAGCTGTTCCTGCTGTTCTTGCGCGCGGTCTTGCGCAGCCACGGCTTCATTCATATAGCTATTCCAGCCGTTGGCGATCACGTCGACTTGGCGCTGGTTGAGGCCGGCTATGTGGAGAAGCGGTGCCATCTTGCCCGCGAATTCTTCGCCGCCTTCGACTGTGGGGAGCTTGTAATCAGCCGCCGTCTTCGGTCGGCCGAGACGATCATATACAGCGGCAATCTCTTCGGGCTTGGCAACGCCGAAATCTTTGGGCACCCGGAGCAGGTCCTCCTTGGGTACACCAATGAGCTTCTGCGCCTCCCGAGCGTCACGCGCGGCGGCCTCGGGATCCTTCCAATGATTCAGCTCGGCATAGCCCTTAAGGTCCTTATCCGTAAACGTCGAGTACCAAGGCTCAGTGCCAGAGCTTGGTGCCGGCTGCTGCGTCGAGGATGCTGCCGATGGTTGAGAAGCCTGCGACGGTGCTGGCGCTCCCGCTGCAGGATCCGTTATCGCTGCCGTGCCAGATGTTGGCGCTCCTGCCATTGTCTTTCTCCCATATTTTGCCGTCGCGAAATAGAATTAGCCAGCCCCATGTTTCGGGCCAAACGGCTTGTATGCCAAAGTCAACGAATCTCATTGAGTCGGGCCACCACCGGCGGGCGTGTTGTATGCGGCCTTACCTGGATGAGTGCTCATAAAATGCGGGTCGCGGGCGTTCAGTAGGAATTGCTTATAGGCGTTGACTAAAGCTTCGTTGGCTACCCCGCCGGTCTTCAGCGCGAGGGCCTTGACCGTTGCGATATCGCTCGGAGCCCATGCGTCGCCTTCCGAGGTGCCGCCGCGTCCCTGAAGAATAGATTTCATATCGGCAAGCTGAGTCGGCAGTCCGATATCGACCCAAGGTTTCGCGGTCGCCGGATTGATATAATTCTGATCGCCTTTGGGATCTTTGATGAGCCATTGATCGCGTTTACTTTGATCCACCACCTTGAAATCAAAGCGCGGATCGTCCGTGTAGGGGAACGAGAGATTCGAGGATTGCGGCATGTTTGTTATGCGTCGAGCGGTTGTTGCATCCGCGATCTTAAATCCCGTTGGAATACGCGATCCGTTTCGATCAATTCGTCTTCGCTCACGTTAAGATAGAAATAGAATTGCTGCCACACTTCCTGACGTCCAGCGGCTGCCGCAGTCGCAAGCGCATCGACCTTACCCGCGCGATCAAATCGTAGAGTTGAAATATCAGCGCCACAAAAAGCCCGCAAGTGACCAAGGACAAGAGCAGCATCCATACTTGGGCGTCCAGTGTCATCAAGTAGCAACCTCCGAAAAGCAATGCTCAATCCACGGTCGCGACGGACAACGCCTAGCCGATTCCAGAGATGCTCGATGATATTCATCCCTTACTGTTCTGAGTGAGACACTTCTGAATCTCTCCCGCTACTCCCGGTGTTAGGCTAAGCTCGCCCTTAAGAATGCGCTCAATATGACGATTCGCTACGCCTAGATTCGTCCATTGGGTCGCACCGGCTTCATCACCTGCGGCCTCGGCCTTAAGTTGGATGGCGTTGCGTTCAGCGATGTAGTCGTCTATGGTTTTTCTCATCTGAGCCAGCCGAGCCCAATTGCGACTATCTGGACTACCAAGATGACGAGGAGGGCTGTAAGGCAGATGTCGTAGAGCACGTACTTAATCGTTCGCACGCCTAATGATGTAAGCCCTTCGCACCCAGCGTTTCATACTTTCGTTAGCCCGCGCTTTCTGTTCGGGACTCGCATCGCTGTTAGCCATGATGAAGACCTTTGAGAAAGCGGGCGAAGACGGCGCGCTTCTTTGTCGTCGGATTGCTTGAATGCGCAGCCGCGGTTAGTTTCGCCGCTGGTATCTTCTGTCCTTCCGGCACGCCCAGGGATCGGTGGAGCGCCCCCTTGCTCCCAGGTTTGGATAGCGCTTCTTGGATAAAATGCTTTGCCATGCTAATATGTCATCCTATGGAATGTGGATGTGGGTGCGGTCAACAGCCACTCTATCCCGGCGCTCGCTTCGTTCATGGCCATCACCTGAGGCTTCCGCAGTATCAGCGCAAGCCGCTCGTACGCGAAGCGAAGAGCTGCGAGCAGTGCGGTCGCGCCTATATGCCCAAAAAGCGCAGTTCCTATCGACAAGCCAGATTCTGCTCGCGGCCCTGTGCCAAGGAATCGCAGATAATTCGCGCGAAGAATTGCCTGAACTGTGGAAAGCGTTTTCTGGATAATAACGGACACAGCCTGAATTGTTCGCGCGAGTGCCGCGCGGAATGGGCGCTCAAGCAGCAGAAAGCTGGAAACTACCGGCACAACGCGTGGAGGGTTTTCGAACGCCGGTGTGCCGACTGCGGATTCGATCGTGTGCCAGAGATTGTCTTGATCCACCATATCGATGAGGATCGACAAAATGGCGCGATCTCCAACCTCATTCCGGTTTGCCCAACTTGTCACGCAATCCGCCATTTTAATTCCAGCGGTAGCGCTAAGCTCCCATCCTATCGGTATGTTGGATGAACTTCTCAGCCATTAGCTTAGTTTATCCAGCCAGTCGGCTATCTGTTCGCGCGTCCAACGATGTGCATCATTGAGATGAGGCAGAACCGTGGCAATGGAGGCATCGCGCTGGCAATCGCATGGATAGGGAAGGGACACTTTCCAATCATCCGATTCTGCATGGTATCCACCAAGCATGGCTGCCCGGCCTACGCAGGCGGATCCGCCGCCGTAACTGTAGGTGTTGAAAGCTTGGGCTGGCGCTAACTCACAGCCGCGCCGTATCGCACTCGCTAGCCGTTGATATAGTGAGGTATCCGACTTGAGGATGATCCATTCTTTGTCAGCTAGGAACATTCGACGCCTCCCTCAGTTTAGATGCTGCTTCGTTAGCTTGGGCCTCGCCTATACACACCGGGCATTCCAGCAGCCGCTTACCCGCGAGCATATGCGTCGTGTGCAATTGAAGTTCGAGCAGTCGGATAATGTTCGCGGCAAAGTCTCGCAGAGTCTTGTCGTAACCGTCCTGCCGTGCCTTCAGTGCGGCGACTTCAAGATTGGGCGGTGGTACATGCTGATGATGATTGCTCATTTCGGATCGCCCTCCCCCATCTCCATGCAGGCCATCTGAGCGACGCGGGCTTCAAGTTCCTTGATGCGAGCCTCGACCGGACGCCAGCCGGGACGCAAGTCGTCAAGCTCCTCGGCGTAGAAACCCTCATTCAAGATTCGATAATACTGATACTCTTCTGGACGATGGGCCTTTGCGTACGCGAGCCATGCCTCATCCCAGACCGCGCGGTCCACAGTTGCCCCAGGGGCACCACATATAGGCACCCGCAACTTGGATCGCTCGATAACGGTAGCGCGCCAAGCCAATTCAGCGGCCTTACGTTTCGCTTGTTCAGATTCCCGTTGCTCTTGCGCCGCGCTCATTTCGTCCGGCCCTTGCGTTTTACCTTCAGGAACTTCGCCATTAGCTTCTTATCGTCGGCGTCATTGTCCGCATTCTTGAGACGGCTCATCAGGCTGCCCCGGTCATCCGCATCGGGCTCGGCATGAATCAGCTTTGCGCCCTTAGCCATTATTCAGCTTGTCCGCCTCCGTCCAGGCGCGCTTCCCGATCAATTCCATGAAATGCTTATTGCAGCAGAAGCGCACCTTGGTCTTCTCATCCTTGACATAGATGACCCGCCAAGACGGGGCAACCAGGCATCCGTATTTCTCGCAATGTGCCGGATTAGCCATTCTTGTGCCCGCGGTTATATACGCTGGATTCCCCCATGGCCTTTGCGAATTTGGGATTGGAATTCACGGAACCGTAGAACACGTTCTTGCCTTTGGAGACCCCATACCGTTTCAGGAATTTACTCATTACCGTCTTGCCCGCAGCCGTCTGAGGCATCTCAGTTCCCTCCGATGATCGTCGGCATGTCCAACCGCTTAATCGATGTCACCACTCCCGACTTATGGGATAGCATCGCGTCCTTGCGCTTGCGCAGCCAGCCATTGAAAACTGAGGTAAACGCGAAGGCGGTCTTTGCCGGCAGCTCGCCATCCTGCTCGATGCGTACCATCGTGTCGAGTATCACCGACGTGTAACAGTCTCGGCAGAGCGAGAAGCGCCGGTCAGGATGGTAGTAGTCCGCCTCGACCCGCGCCATCTTGTCGCAGCCCTTAATCGCGCATTGCGCCTGAACGATCATGAGATCTTCCGTACCGATTTCACTGCGCTCATCGGTATCTCATGGTAATGGTTCACGTTTCCACTGCTCCCATCGAGGGAACCGCCAATCGCGATCTTCGTCTTACTCCTCTTGAGCAGATAGCCAACCGAACGCATCACTGGCGCTTCTGCAAACATTTCGGCAACTTCATTTGCGGTACGCCAGCCACGGGCTGACATCGAATCCAGCCATTCGATTTCGACGATCCGCTCTTTTCTTCTGCCCATTAGCACTTACACTGATCGGTGAGGTGCTTGCTCGCGTGTATCAGCATATCCGCGGCAGAGACCTTGCCCAGATTCGTCGACATCGAAAACTGCCCCGTCACGTCTGTGATGATCACTATAATGCCGTGCTGCGGATATTCATCCTTCACGGCTTCCATCGCGCTTTGGGAGGCTTGGGCTATTTCGGTAGGGTCCATTATTCGTCTTTTAGATCCTCGATAAATCCTATGCGCAATTCTATCCCCGCGTTCGGCACCCTAGACAATGGACTTCTTATTAACCACGGCAACCCGGATTGAAGACGAATCGGACCGCAGAATTCCTCCGTCAACTTCATGACTGCTTCCTGATATTCGGGCCAGGTCATTGCTCTACCTTAAGACCGATCGCTCTTATCCGCACCTCTATACAATACTCGCGGCCTGCATGCTCGAATTTGCCGATTCCGATGCGTTCATTATCGTCGGCCGGGTCTTGCGCTGTTTCGAGTTGGATCCGCATCGATGCTAATAATGCGTCATCTAAGAGGCTCGCCCACTCTACGACCATTATTCTCCGACTCCAGGTTGCGGTTGCGGCGAATTCAGCACCGTCGAATGCGCTTGGGCCAGGTCCTTAGCTGCTGCCGCTGCCTGCGGTGCTGCCTGCACCATCATCTGCGCGTTCTGCGCCTGCTGCTTGTTCGCCTGCAATTCCGCCATCTGCTCGGGCGAATAAAGTAGCTTGGCCGGTACGCCATTAATCTCGGCAAGTTCACGGGCGGTCTTCTCCGGGTCGAAGATGTCGAAGACTTCAGGATGACCGGCTTCGGCGTAGGGCGCTAGCTGCTGAAAGGTCTGGAGTATCCCCACACCATCTTGAGCGCGCTGGAGACGGTTCAGCGGGGACGAATACTCAATCTTGATGATCCCACCGCGCTGGCGAAGCTTGTCGGGCATTGGTCCTAGCGAGTCGAGTTGTCCAGCGTGCGCCAAGACATCAAGCTCTCGATTGATGCAGTTGCCTAGAAATTCAGATTGCTGACGACCCATCCCGGGAGTGAGGAGGATGCCCCGCTCTTGAGCCAAGAGCAGGGCTTGCGTAGCAGTCATGTCGGGGTGCTCGAGCAGCATCTCGAACATATTCCCGTAGAACGCCGCCTTGATACTCTTGCGCCGCACCTCCATCTTCTCTTCGGCAATGTCTACCTTCGCGCCGGAGACGAAGGGATAGGCGAGTTGCTTGCCATCGTCGCTAACCATTCCGTAGTTAAGTGCCCCGGGTCGCAAGGAGAATGCTTGACCGACCTCTGGGAGAAGTACAGGAGGATTGGCAAGAAGCTGCGCAGCGTTGATGTCGGTCCTAGACATCTCATTGAGCATCTTGATGTCAGAGAGAGAAACAAATGCTGGCCCTCTCCCGTATACTTCACGCGGTCCCACCATAAATCTGCTTGTTGCATAAGGCATCACCCGATATCCCGATTCGCAGACCAGCTTGATCGGGTTCATGCAGAGGTAGAAAGACTCGTAGGCCATACCCTGTACGTCGGTCCGACCGAACGCGGGATTCTTGCGCGGCCGGACCACATGCAGCCATTCGAAGTCGCGATGCATCTGGGAGGGGTTGGCGAGTGCCGCCTGGACACCATCCGGCAACGCTTTCACCCCCCACATGTCGGCCGCCTGAGTTGCCGAGAATGGAAACTTACGAAACACCCGATCTATAATCCCGACGTGGTTCTCGGCGAAGTAGAGGTCCTGCAGGGGGATAGCGCGATAGCGGAGGTTCTCGCCCATCGCCTCGTCGATGAACATCGAGCCAGTGCCGAACGCGGTCAGCCCGAGCATATTCTCGTGTGCTTGGCTGGCAAAGTTTGCCTTTGGCGAATAGCGCGCGGCGAATAGGATGTCGTTTAAATCCTCGAGATAGGTGCGAACCTCGCGGTCATCCTTTAGGTCTGGATCGACTGGCGCTAGCATATGCCAACGCTGGGTGCGCGGAAACAACATCGACTCGAATAGGGCAGCGCAGTTCTCGAGGGCCTGCGGTGCAGTCGATTCGAAGATGTATTCCGTCCTACGTTCGGCCTGGGGAACGCCAAGGACGCTGCGCTGAAAGACGTTCTGATGCGGCAACACTCGGCGGGCGATGTCGGCCCAATAAGGTTCCCAGTTGTAGCGGATGCCTTGAAGAGCCTGGAATTCGCGGATTAGTTCTTGCGCTGTAGCATCGCTGGTGGAGTTGACCTTGCCTAGCTCCCAGTCTTGAACCGGCGCGCGCCAGAAACGCGGGTCTTTGCGAGGTCGGGTACTGAATGCTGCGGCCATGCTTTATCGACTCGCGAGAAACCACGAAGCAACCGCTGATATACAATCAGCGGGGCTCCAGCGATTAGACCAATGGACAAGCGGGTGATTTAATGAAGAACCCAGCATTTGTCCGTGTGTTTGTCCGTCTTTATTGATTTGCGCCACTGCCAGAGCTACCTAGGACAGACTTCGTGCCAAGGTTCGTCTGAGGCACGTTGCCTGGCTGCGTCAGCACGGTAGCCGCATAACCACGTCGGCGGCGAATCAAGTTAGCAGCGTCCGCCTGTTGCGCGGCGGTATCGATGGTCGGAGGTGGCGGCGGCGGAGGGGGCGGAGCTGGCGGTTTAGGTGCTGATGGGAACATCTATTCCTCCTTGCCGACGAGCTTGAATGCACTTAGGCTCACGATCTGGCGACTTCCATTATCGCAAGTATTGCTGTCATGGCGAATATGAGCGTCGCGATGATAAGGGCAGCGGTCAATAGGTGCCCATTGAACGCATCATTCCTCTTTCCCGACATGGATCGTGATCGCGAATGCTTGTTGCAGGCTAGGATTCTCTGCCTGGAACATCCCAAGATGGCGGGCGAGTCCTTCGAGCGCTGCAACCTTGGGCGCTAACCTAATCTTTTTGAGCCGGCCGATATGGGTACGTTCTTCGCCGCGACCTTCATATAAGTCTTCTTCTTCAAGTCCAGCGATAGCACGCGCTGCGTCTTCGGGCATCTCGCTGATGCTCAGCATGCGACCGTCTTTGTCATACATCGATTGCGGATTTAGGAAGGCAATTCGCGAGTATTCCTTGAGTACTCGGGCTGCTGACACATCGGCTTTATCGGCGATTTGTAAGGCTTTTGTTGATAGAGCATCCTTAACGTCAACTCGCTTCAACAGCCGAGACCCGATGGAATAAGCGGTCTTTGGAGAATAGCCGGCCCGGATGGCTGCTTGTGTGGCATTATCCTCTTTCAAGTATTCGTGTACAAAGAGCGCCTGACGTGTGTTGAGGGGCACACTGGAGACTTAACAGATTTTGTTGAGAGTTGGCAATGCCTTGACCACACATTGAGTACATGCGACAATCACTACATGCCTACAGATAACCATCACCACAGTGTTAAGATGGCGATTCAAAGCGGTGCTCTACCGAAACTTGATGGTTCAATCGCATGCGTGGACTGCGGCGAACCAGCCAGCGAATACGACCATCGAGACGAAACCGATCAAGTGAATGTCGAGCCTGTCTGCCACAGATGCAACATGAAGCGCGGGCCAGCGGCTGTAAAAGGCAATAGACGTATGATCCGAATCAACCTCACGCAACGCCAACATCAAGAGTTTCGCGCATGTGCGGTACTGGTCGGCCGATCAATTACCGGGATTCTTACCGAGGCAGCGCTTAGATTCATCAAGGAGAATCGCCCACTTCTCACAAATGTAAATAAATCTACAACACCCCCTTGACAGACATGTCTACAATGTATTAGATTGTAGTTATCATGCTGACGGGGAGAAAAGAGATGACTTATCGACGCATCAAGACGATTACGAGCCACACGGGATATTCACGCTTCTTGGCGGAATGTGAAGACCTACCAGCCGACAAGGCTTTCATCCCTACGCCACGTGACATCAAATCACCTTTTGCCCATAGCCCTTCAACGATCATATCGCTTCACGAAGGCAAGCACGTTTTCGTGAAAGAGACGAGCCACAAGCGATATGAGGTCTATGAACTAGGGATGGCGAATTACGACAACCTGATGAGCGATGATGAGGCGACCGCACGATATATCGAAGCTGGGCGATTGGGCGAGAGTCTCCACACTGGCCTACCTGCAAGCTCAATCGACCGCACACACTTTGTCCGCTAATCAACCACGCTGACGGAGGAATGAAAAATGATGTTCGAGATAACCAATGTGCTAGGCGAGACGAGGCCAGTAACGCAACTGTACTCATGGAACGAGGACAGCAAAGACTACGCAGCTTATAACTGCCCATTTTGCTGCTCGGCCGTCAGCACGCAGCGCAACGTGGTCGCATGCGAAAATCCGTGGTGCCTCGCTAACCCTATGATGCCAGTAGCGGAAGCCCAGAAGCTTCGCGACAAGGCCAGCACGCGTGAACGCGAAGAGATTGAACGCAAACGCAATCATGAGCTAGCGATGATTCGCATTCGCGAGGATAACGAGCGTAGGATCCACGGGTATCAGGAGTTCGCAATAAGGGTGCGTGCGGTTAATGGCTGTCTGCGCTGCTCGAATCAGTATCACGACAAGATTCGCAAGCATCGCGCGGAATGCCCAAAAGCAGCATGAGGCACACACCATCAATCTTTAAGCAGATGGATTCTTATATCAAACGCAACAAGCGACTTGAACAGAATTGCATCAGACGCCATGCCAAACGATGGTCGCCAAAATGTTTTCGCTGCCGTAGAGCTTGCGCCATGATGCTGCGGTCGCTCGGGATCGAGATTCTATGAAGAGAAAAGATTTTGTCCGCGGACAATACGCTGGCCCAGTTGGCGGAATGGGTGTCGATAATACGGGCGTAGTTCCGGTCAGCCCAGAGCAGGAAGAAATCGATTTGCTGCGCGATTTCCTTGATGACGTTCGCGAACGAATCCTTACTGCTATACGCCAATGGCCGGAAGATGCGTTAATGCCACTGGCTGAATGGGTTGATAAATATGACGCAATCCGACTAACCAACCCACGCTGACGGGGAGAAAAGAGATGACCCTTCTAATTACCGCATTAGCCTTCACCGCGTACATGATCGTCGGCCAGATAACGCGCAATCGCCTGCAGGCCCGGCGCTACGAGCACATGCTCAATCGCATGATCGAACTAGAGCGCCGCTAACCAAACCACGCTGACGGAGGGATGAAAGATGTTCAACTTCGGGATTCGCACAGTCTGGGTAGAATGCAAAGGCCTCGTCGTCCATTTCACGATGATTTGCGGTTGTTTGCTGCGTTTAGACGCAAACGGCCATCACGCTGGGCAACATCTTTGCCGTAAGCACAGGCACCAAGCTTAGGGAATGAACATATGGATAACCTCGATTTAATCACCCGTCTCGCGTACCGCTTGGCTCAATACCATATTTGCGATCATCCGAGCCTCAAGGAAGAAGGATGCGCGGTGTGTTTAGTTTTATGGGAAGTAGGGCAGATAAAGAAGGAGGAACGCCAATGACCACACTACTACTCACGTCCCTCAGTCCCTTCGCGGCATGGCTGCTCTGGGGCGGCCTGACGCTCGGCGTTGCTTGGCTGATGGTCCGGGGCTGCGCCATAATGGATTGGCTGCTCGGGGCGCAGGGATGAAGACCTACCAACGCGACGCTAAGCGCAAGCGCCTCTGCGAACAGCGCGGACTCTTCAGCCGGGCGCAGCGCCGCTTTGTACGTCACTGGCGCAAGGTCACCAAACGACGCCTCGACGAGCTAAAGGCATGGGGGTTCTAAAAATGAAATTCATACCATCAATCGCAATCGAATACGGTCTGTTCGCCTTGGCTCTTGCGACTATCGTAACCGTGGTCGGGCGCCAATACGCTGACATGCTTGTCGGCTTTATCCAGGGCGTGACGGTCGCGCTATGAACTCCGCAGAAGGAGCAACGGTTGAACGGCCTGTTAGTTAGCGGCCAACTAAACGAAGCGAAGTTCGCGACAGGTCGTGATCCCGTGGCGAAGATTCAGTGCAGACTGCGCCGCTACGAAGAAGACAGCATCTGTGGAGTCGCACGATGAGAAGTGGACTGTGTCGTAAGCTCGTGTGGTGTATCGCTTGCAAACGGTGCTGGATCGGCTGCGGACTACCGAAAGGAACCTGCGTCGATAGCTTGGATCACTGGATAATCTGCGGACCCTGTAGTGATGAAGATCCAGGCTGTTGACCGGAGCAGCGAACCGGCGGAAGTCTTCGCGGAGACTCCGCCTGAAGGGAGGAAAGCGAATGAACGAAGCTAAGCTAGCATTACTGGAGCGGTGCGCCAGAGAGGGCACGCTAGCGACCGCAATCGCCGAAGATGGAAGTCTCGGAGAGGAGATTATCCGCAACGTCCGCGAGAGCGCTTCGATGACTAACGTCGCAACCCGCTACACCCGCGCCTACGGATATTTGAGAAGCGCCGTGGATGGCGCGCTGGATCTGCTAACTAGAGGCGTGACTACGCTGGAATGCGGAGCTTACGACCGCCTCAAAGATGCCGTCGAGCGAATCGACGAGGAACTAAATCAATGAACCGCCCAATGATCAACTTCGATCTGCGTGACTGCTACAAGCGGGCTAAGGGCGGATATATGGCTTGCTTCGACGAGAGCGGAATTCATGCAGTATTCCTCAAGCGCGGTAAGGTCTGGCGGGTTGCGCGGCTTGAACTCTGGTGGGCGATAAATCCCAAACCCAAGCTGCAAGGCTGAACAATCATGACGCCGCTCCTTACAACAACCCTCTAGAGATGGACCCGCGCGCCGACTGGGTGCAAATCCAATCGGAATTATATATTTGACGAACCTACGGTCTACGGGTAGTATGGGGACCGGCATCGCGCCTTGCTAGCGCTGGCTATTCCGGACCCGCCTCTTACCGGATGGCTGGCGCTTGTCTTAAGACCGAGGGTGGGCGATTCGAACGCCCGAAGGCCCGGTGGACCTTTCCGGTTTTTGAGACCGGTGCAATAAGCCACTCTGCCAACCCTCGGTTGTTACGGTCAGCGGGAGGGAGACGCAAGAGGCTGGGTGGCTCGTTTGGCAGACGCATCCTCGGCAACCGCGAGCGGGGTTTCATCATGGCTAGGGTTCATGACGTTGCGGCCTACATTTTAGGCGAGCGCGGGAGCATGACCACTTGGAAACTTCAGAAGTTGGTCTATTACTCTCAGGCGTGGTCGCTCGTTTGGGACGACAAGCCACTCTTTCAAGCTCGTATCGAGGCGTGGGCGAACGGACCAGTAGTTCCCGTCCTCTACAGCCATCATCGTGGTGCTTATCAGATCTCGCACTGGCCCAACGGCAGTCGAAGTGGGCTGACCACAAAGGAGCGCGAGACCGTAGATGCGGTGGTGAATTTCTACGGGCCTAAGACTTCTCAATGGCTCAGCGATCTGACCCATCTAGAAGCCCCGTGGATAAATGCTCGAAAAGGGCTTGCCCCTGGCGAGCGTGGCAATGTGGAGATTACTCCCGCTGCGATGCTGGAATACTACAGCAGCCTGTAAGATCCGTTGTCCAAAAAGCCAAATCCCATGGTGCCGTCGCAACCGAGGTCGACAGCAGTTTAGTCGTAGTGTAAAAGGTGAAAGCGTACCGACCTTATTGGAACTGGCACGCACGAACATATAGGAGAGACGCTTATGCATGAAAGAGCTGGCCCGACGCGCCTTACGCCTTACCCCAAAGAGGTAATGACTAAGGGCTGAACTGGCCAATTCAGGTCGTCAGCAAGTGGAATTGCGGGCCATCCAACTCGGATGGCCCGTTTTCATTTCAGCGCAGCCAGATTTAAGCCGACATCAACCATAGATCCTCCAGAATTCAGGCCCTTAATGCCGAAAGAAGGCGCGGGCGTCGGTCAGGGTCATCGTGGTTGCTCCACGCACGGGAATAAATCTGGGTAATAGGGGTTCCACTTATCTACCTCCAACAGCGCCCAGTGTCGGCAGCGACGACAGATCCAAGCTCTACCCATTGGCTTGAGCAGGATAGCCGTCCCGCGTACCACGATGTCGGCCTCGATCTCCTGCCAGTCATGCGGATCTGGCGTTTTGTTAGCGGCAAGCCCTTCCTTCACTGGCAGGCGTTTCCCTTCGTTAGTTTGTCGAGTTCCCGTTCCTCGCTCCGCAACGCGCGGTCGACCAAAACCCTCAGCTGCGCGCGGATGATGTGGTCGCAGACTCCAGCTCTCCTGAGCCGTTCAACCTCACGGTTCAGGTGCTGCTGAATCATCTCCGTGGCCTTCACGTGTGCTGTCAAATCCATCATTAACCTCCGATGCGTACACGTCCATAAACGTATTCTAGGTGTAGGGCGCAAAAAACCAGAGGAGATACAGCAAAACCTCTTTAGTTCATTGCCTTATTCGCTTGCTGTTGCTGTATGGATCACTTAAGGTCTACAGCAAACATCAATCTTGCGATTCCCCGCCAAACAGTTTATCGGTCGGCTTCGCCCCATCGTAAGGCAACCAATATCGGTAGCCCTTCCCTCTCTTGCTGCGCTCAAGCTGCTTGTTCTCGTAAAGCTGTTTTAAGGCGTTCTGTGCCTCCGGTCGGTTAATCTCCAATGCCTTCATCACTTCTGTGACCGAAAACTCCTTCCCTGGCTCATCACTCTCGATTAGCGCCATCACCCGCGGTGCATAGACGACCCATTTCATCCAGTTCTTGAAGTCCCCTTTCGATGCCGCGATCCCATCGAGACCTACATTCACCACGGTCGGGCTAATCGGCACCCCGCGCGGATCCCGCGCCATCGTGCTTTCGACTGTGAAGAGATTATCCGCCCATTTACGAGCCAATATGATCGGGCTGAACCTAGCCGCGATCCCTTGACTACCCAACGCCGCCACCGCCGCTGTCGCGATATCGGGCAGGTGCTTCGGTGAATGATGGCTCGCCTCGACGTGGCTTTCAGTCTGGGATGCCAATGTCTGCATCATTCCGACGGCTTCCCGAGTGCCTGCATAGCTCATTTCGTCCTTGATTCCCACGAAATCAAACAGCATATCGCAGGCGATAAAGGCCGTTTTATGACGGATTGCCTGTTCCGCGATTGCGTCCAAAACGGCTCTCGGTTCAGCAGCCGCACCTTGCTCCGTATTGACGTGTACCAGCGCCAACGGGTCTTCTCGCGCATTCCAGCCCATCCTCAGCAACTCCATGCGAGCCGTCATCACTTCGTCCTCAGAGGCAGCATAGATAACATGGCCCTGTAGGGTCTGCCGCCCCAAGAACGGCAGGCCCTTGGCTATCGCCAGCGCAAGACTGCGCAAAATCGTGCTCTTCCCGTGATGCTTCCCGCCAACGATCAGAGAAATCGCGCTCGAATAAAGCAGGCTCTCTACAACCGGTTGGCGCTTCAAGTAGGCTTCGTTGGCGATGACCGCTTGATCGCGGTCTTCCCAAATGATGAGTGAACGCGCTGGAACAATTCCGTTGGCGTTGCGGTTCTGAACAGTCGGGAGCCTGAAGGTATCCTGTAGCTGCGTCGCCAGCCATTGCAGTTCCTCATCTATCTCGACTGGCGTCAGTGCCGGATCGCGCGTCAGCCCGTCTTGGGGCAAGTTCCGGTGCTTGTTCAGCGAGGCTACCCAGTTATCCAAGGTCGAGCTGGCTAACATCCCCCGTGTCAACTCGCGCTCAGGTCCAAGCGGCGCCTTATTGAGCATCCCCTCGCTCTCGCCCTTCACCCGGTCATAGAGATTCAACTTCCACGACGTAACGTCAGGAGTCCGCAATGCGGGCACCTCAGAGCCGTTCTGCGTCCCGTTCTGCCCTGAGGCTAGCTGTCGTCCCGTCCCCCGCTTGACGCCGCCCTCTGCGGGTGCTACTCGTGAATTCTCCTCCGAGTGTGAAGAAGCTACGTTCGCCGCCCCGGATGCTCGTTCCCCCGACGCCGGGGCGGTCGCGTCTTCGACTCCTATAGTCCAAGCCGCCCCGTTATGTTGGCGTTCGGTATTTCGCCTTGAGGCCGATCCCCCTGGGCGATCTGATTGAGGCGATATGCCAACTCGCCGAGTTCCTTCCGTGTCAGCATCTGCCGCCCCCCTAGATCTATTTCGTAGGCGTCCATCGGCCGTCCCTCGAACGTCCGCAATCGCCGAATCTTGATCTTCCGTGCCCTCATCGCGTCCTCCTGACTGGTTAGCCAAATTGGCACGGGCGGCGGGAGTCGAACCTTGCGGAGCATGGCTAGCACTCTCCGCATTTTGCGCCACCTCCGGGTTAACGACCCGGTGCTCTCCCTCGAGAGCTTCGCCCGTAAACTCCGCCTCTGTCAGCGTCCGCTCGATATCGCACGACAGATAGATGTTCCGCGTGAATTGATGCGCCCTCGCTCGGCATGGCGGCCCGTGCTTCTTGCACGCCGTCGTGAACGTTCTGGCGTCCTGCCAGGTCACGTCTTCCAGGTCGGCGGCAAGGTCAGAGAGCGTCATCATTCTGGATGCCCAGGGCAACCAGTCTTCGGATCGAAACCTTCGCATGGCCCAGTCGGCAGTAGTTCATGTCCCTTTGCTAACTCGTCCATCAAAGCCTCGCGCAATTCTATCGGCGAGCGGAAATGACCGCCGTCATCTTTCGTGACCCACTGTAGCGCGCGACGTAAGTCGCGGTCCGAGTAGTGAAGTAGGCCACGCACCGATTGAGCCAGATGGATTACGCGGTACGGTTTCATCTGCACTGCTCCATCAATCTTTCGACCAGCCGCGCGAACTGGGGATTCTGCCGCATCCGCCGCGCCACGACGTTGCAGGAGTGAATGACCGTGGCGTGGTTGCGCCTGAAACTCATGCCGATGCGCGGGAAGGACCAGCCGCACAACTCCCGCACTAGATAGGCCGCTACATGCCGTGCGGCAGAGACGTGCGCGCGGCGAGTCTCCGTGGCAAAATCGAACTCGGGCGATAGCCGGAACTCGCTACGCACGACATCGCGAATTCGGTCGAGCAGATCAATCCGAGGTTGCGACAGCGCTACTAGCCACTCAGGGTCGAACTGGCCAATTAGTTCAGGTTCCATCTTTCCCCTTCTTCGGAAACGCACAGGCAAAACACAACCCGCCGTTGCTACGGTATTCGCTGATTATTTCTTTCGTCATGGCGTTGTACCGGACGATAGCGATCTCTCGTCCGCAAGCCTCGCAGATCGCCGTCACGTCGCGGTGCGCGGGCAGCTCCGCCGCCCCGAATAACTCGCCCTGTCTGACGCTCACGGCATCGTGCCCAATGCATCTTCGAGAGTCCGAATTAGTCGACGGATGTCACCTTTGCGTAAGTGTATCCCAGCATCGCTTTCTCGGTAGTCAGGTTCATGGTTCTTTGCTGTAAGCCACATGAACTTTCCGAGTGGATCGGCGGAACTTTCATGAATCTCTATTTCGGAACCTCGCGAATCCTTAATAATCGGCCAGCGTCGAAATCCGCGGTTGTCTCGTCTAGGTTTCATCGGCATTCTCCTCCGCTCGGAAGGTGGGCGTAACTCCGTGATGTAATCCGTCGCGTGCGCAGCGTCAACGGCGCGGCCTTTGTAGTGGACCGTGGTCCAGACTGCTACTAACTGTCAGCCGCTACCTTGCCGTTTCTGGGAACCCGAACCACTGGCTGCTGCTGTGTCAGGAATTTACGCGCCAGAAGCGCCCACAAATCGGCAACGTCCTGCTGGCGCCGCATTGCCGCTAATTTAAACTGAAGATATTCCGCGCGAGTCAAACGAACGCGAGTGAGTATATCCGAAGCTGATGTGGCCAATGTCTAGCCTCTATCCGAAAGGTATTGCAAAGTTGAATGGACCATCGAAGTTGAATAGACCATCGAATGTTGCATATGTCACGCGTAACTGTCAAGCCAAGCGCCAAGACGAAACCTATCAACAGCCCCCACTTGACGCCATCATGTTATGCGTGTTACATCTGTTGCATGTTTAGGGTAAGGAGAGAACAAGCTATGGAATCCCCCGTTGACCTAACGGACGAGTCCCGTGTCGACCGCGCGCCCGCCCAAACTCGCCAGGCGCGTAAGTTATCCCCACAGGAACGCGCGACCCTCCGGCACTGTGAAAATGCCGTTACCAAGGGTCTGAAGACGTTCTACGAGGTGGGCGACGCACTTAAAACGATCCGCAACCAGCGGCTCTATCGTGAGACCTTCGCATCATTTAGGGCCTACTGCCGCGCCCGTTGGGGCTTCGAAGCCGCGAGGGCGAGGCAGTTTATCGCCGCGGCCGATGTTTTCAAGGATGTCGCCGAGGTGAGCGATATTCAGCCAGCCAACGAAGCCCAGATGCGCTCGCTTAGTCATCTGGATACCGAGCATCGTCAGCAGGTATGGAAGCTCGCAACCGAACGAGCAGCACAACCAACGGAGGCGCTGATTAAAGAGACTATCCGCGAAGTCGTGCCGCAAGAAACCGAAGAACGAAGCATAGCCGTGGCCGACACCGCTGTACTGGTCGAGCAGATGATTGTAAATGCCGAAACGATGCTGACGACGGTGCTCAATTGGGATGTTCGGCAAGGTCTAGGTTCCGACCAGCGCGACGAACTCCGTCGGCTGATTCAGAAAGTGCGGATCGCGATGCGCGATGTGGAAATCCAACTCCGCTAGGGACGACAGCATGGACGCACTGACGATTTTGTTACACGCAGTATGGATTGAAGCAAACTGGCAAACTTACTTGTATCGCCGCAATCTTTATCGACTAGCCTGCAATTTTCCATTAGACCAAGACAGCCTTTGCGGCCGTAATCTGTTTTGGATGAGCATGCGCCAAATATAAAATCGGGCCGTTTCGTGCGTTAGAGTGCTTGACAGTGCCTCGCGCTTTTGCAAATATCGTGAGGCGTGAAATCCCAAAAACAAACCAGTTTTAAAAAAATCCGCTGCGTGGTCTACCTGCCGCCCGCGAGCCATAAACTCTTACGAACGCTCGCTTCTCGGGATTCTCTTAAGACCAGCCAGAAGGGCGCGCAACTCATTATTGAGGGACTTCGCAATGCATGAGGCGCGGGAGCGGGGTACGAGCATCGCACAGGACCGTCGAGATGGCTGAGCAATCCATTTGCAAGGGTTGCGGCGCGCCGATTACTTGGGCGGTCACCGAGCACGGCAAACGCATCCCGCTCAACAAGCCGGAGAAGCGGTTCATCCTGGTGCTTGTCCAGACTCCAACTTATGATCGCGGCGATTTCTATGAGGCACGCATGCGGGAGACATACGCTTCCCACTTCTCATCGTGCCCGAAGGCGGACGAATTCAGGAAGGAGAACGGCTGATGGCGGAACTAACTCGCGCCGAATTGAAGGCCGCAGTCGAAAAGGAGCCTTGTCACTGCGACTCGGGACTTATCTGCGACCGCTGCGACTGGCTTGAGGAGATGAGCCAGGAGGAACACGAACACAATGGCTAACGTCGTCCGACTGTCCGCCACGCAGGTTGGGATGTTCCTACGCTGCCCGCGTCAATGGGCATTCAGATATAAAGAATTCCTGAAGATTCCGCCATCCGGTGCGATGAAACAGTCAGGCGTCTTCCATAGCACGGCCGAGCGGAATTATCGGCAGAAGGCGACGACACTAACGGATCTCCCGCTCGACGAGCAGACCGATTTCTTCGCCGAGACCTGGGAGAAGGAATTGACGCGCGAGGAGGTTGTGTTCGATCAACAGAAGGGCGAGACGGCAACGGTGCTCAAGGATCAAGGCGTCATGATCGTGAAAGAGCATCACGCCAGAATATCGCCCTTCGTTACTCCGGCATCGGCCGACTCGGTCGAGGAAAAGATTACGCTCTCGTTGGCAACCGACAAGGGTGCTGGCGTCAATTACGAACTGGTTGCCGTGATCGACGTGACCGACACCAACGGAGTTATCCGGGACAACAAGGCGCTCGGCAAGACGCCCAATCAGAAGGACGTTGACCGCGACATCCAACTCTCGACCTACGCGCTCGCTAAGCGCTTCCAAACTCAGAAGGCGGAACATGGGTTGGCGCTCGACATCGTGGTCAAGAACAAAACGCCCAAAGCGGTCACGCTGACGACGAAACGAACACGTGAGACCTTGCAGATTCATCTCCGTGACACTATCGGTCATGTCGCCAAGGCCATAGCCGCTGAAGCATTTCCCGCGAATCCCACTGGCTGGTGGTGCGATCCGCGGTGGTGCGGATATTGGTCTCGTTGCATGGGGCGCGGACTTAAGACCGTCGATATGGGTCAGAACCTCGAACCGCAACTGAAGGAGAGCATCGACAATGCCGAACGAACAAAACAATAGCCAAGAGCCTGAAGTCGAAGTCGATTCCGGCCAGCTGATCGCCTCGCTCGATAAGGCAACTATCGACATCCAAATCTCGACGGCCCGTGCTTATCCACGCTCGCTCGACAAGGTGCGCAAAGATGCTCTCGCCCTTGCGACCGCCGACGAAGCAACGGCCCGCTCGATGTTCTATGTGCTTCCCCGCGCCAACAGCAAAATCGAAGGTGCCACCATCCGCTTCGCCGAAGTTATCGGCTCTTGCTGGGGCAATATCCGATATGGCGCCCGCGTCGTTAACACGGACGAAACCTTCATCACCGCCCAAGGAATGGCCTTCGACCTCGAAAAGAATATCGCGATCACGATGGAGGTCCGCCGTCGCATTCGTGACAAATACAACCGGCGTTACAACGACGACATGATCCAGGTGACTGGCAACGCCGCTTGCTCCATCGCTCTCCGTAACGCCATTCTCCGCATCGTTCCTGGCTGGAAGTCCATTTACGAGCAGGCCAAGGCAGCCTCGACCGGCAAAGGCCAGACAATGGACGTGCGCGTAGCCAATGCGATCAAGGCGTTTAACCAGATGGGTGCAAAGACCGTCGATATTCTTCGCGTCCTCAAACGCCGAGGCATCCCTGATATCACCCTCGACGATTTGATCATGCTCAATGGCATCCGCACCGCGATTCAGGACGGAGAGACCACGTGGGGCCAAATTCTCGATGACCTGCCCAAGTCCGAAGAAGAAATGGCAGAACAACTCAAGCGCGACTTCAAAGGTCCATTTGAGACCACCGCCGAGGCCATCATCCCAGATCGGCCCGAAGCGTCTGCCGCCGGTAGCGAGAGCGCTGATGCTAGTTCTCCGCCCCCCCGGAGCAGCACTACGCCTCGCGCCGGCGGCAGCTCAGAAGACCGGCTGCTCAACAAGCAGGAACTGAGTGACCTGGACGAGATGTGCGTCTCGCTAGGCATCGAAGACGACGACGTTAGCCAAGCCCTATTCGAGTACACAGGCGGGAAGATCACCAGTCGACGAAAATTGCCAGTCTCTCAGTTGGCCGGATTCATCAAGCAATTACAAGGCGCATCGTCAGCGCCAGCCCGGCCAATGAATTGAATCGGGGGGCAGCCGAACAAATGCACACAAGAACTTTGGAAGAGAAGCGTGTCATGCAGGCCAGCTCGCCCGTAATGACCGTCAACCAACTCGCCGACTATTTGCAAATTCACACGAGCACGGTCTATCGGATGCTGAAGCGGGGCGACCTAGCTATCTGCGTGTTCCGCGTCGGTTCCGACTACCGCTTCATCCGATCTGGTGTGGATGCATGGATTGCGGCCAGCCTCCCGTCCCTTGACACGCTGGATAGACGGCTTACGCAAATGGGGAGAAAAAAGATCCCATGAGCGCGCACAATCGCAGCGCCAAGCTGTCGCGATACGCTAATCCGGGAGAGACAAGATGAAGAAGTGGACTATCACCCCGTTAGCCGTTTCACTATTCCTGATGCTAGCGACACTATCTTGGGCGCAAGGAATATCATATCCTTCGTGTCGATCTGACGGTGGCCAAGGTACGACCGCCGCCGATTCAATTAGCGCAACTCTATCATCTCCGTTAGGCGCTACCCGGCAGATGGGGCCGTTGGGCGTTTATTTAAGCAGTGGTATACCATCTTATTATGCAGGCTTCGCCTTCTTCGGATTAGGCGGTTTAGTATATGATGGAGGAGTATCGTCTAGCGGTACTACATCAATGTTTGTATTGCGGCATCAATTTGAGGGAATATTCTTAGATGACGCAGCCCTGCCCACCGATTGCACGCCCTCTTTAATATCGGGTGCATTTGTAGGTAATCCATGTCCTAAGAAACTGGTAGTTACCGATGGCTGCGGCGCTTGGAGTACTGAGTATGGCTATAGAACGGTAGGATTAGGCGGAACGGCGATTTACGCGCCTCTTCCATATCGTCAACAATATATAGGCGACTCACTTCATCCCGGTATTGATGCTGCTCTCGTGCCTCTACTAACGCCCGCGTATGATATAAATGGAGGGCATCAATCGGGCGGTATTTTTTCGGCAGGTGCTTACGACTCTCACATACCGAATATAAGCGTTTATCCATGGAACGGTCCCATTCGGCCGGGTACTGAAGTAGTGATTGATGATATAACGCATGGTATTATGGTAGGAAAGGTAGGGGCGCTGGTCCGCTCAATGCGAGTAGACTATAGTAGCGGTGGCTATCAAGGCGATCCTAACTATAAAGCATTTAGTCCGATATTACGAGGCAATCTACAATCATATCTAACCGTTGAAGGGATGGGCTTTCAAATTAGCTTAGGAGATATGGGGAGCCCGGTTTATACATTTAGCCCAGACTGCCCTCAAGTAATAGGTCATATGGTGGCATTAGATAGCCCCGATAATATTGTTACTATTGAATTAGACAACGGAGCCGTGTTGCCCGGTCTTATTGCATCGAGCAATGGCCAAATAGCGCAATTGAACGAAGCAGGCAATTCCGTGTGTAGAAAAGATAATACTCCCACACCACCAATGCTAGGAGAAAATTGGCTTCCTAATATTACCATGAGCGCATATTTAACAGGACGCTATAAGTTAATGGATGATTTTCTATCATCTAAGTGCGTATATCCCGATGGACGCAATTGCGGCGCTACAACGTGGGGAGATTTTATAGCGAGCGTCGATTCGCGTATTCAAGCGGTGGGCGCGAAGGACAATTCTGATGCGACGGGCACGAATACCCAAGGCGATGTTTACTGGAACGTCCACCTATATACCACTACTACCGTGAGCCCCAACGACATCTACAACAGGATTCTCATTGCCGTTATGCCGGGTACTGGAAAAACTGGGTATTATGGTTCGGTCCTTGGCGCAATGGTAAATTGGGGGCTAGCGATTCCACCCATCATCGATCCCTACACACTTCAATACGACGACTACATACCAAATGTTGTTCAGGGCGGTGTCGGTGTAGAGACGGTTGTACTAGCTAAAGGCCGTAATACTTCTAATAATCTCGAAGCACAACAAGGTAATACTATTGTTATCGGTGGTGTAATGTTCAACGCACAACCGAATCCCCCCGGTACACCGCCAGCTCCACCTGCCCTCTCACCAACTCCAGATGGAGGTACGATCCCCGCTGGAGACTTCAACGGCGCGTCACCAATAGCCCCAGGTGGGGATGCGCCGAATGGAGCGCCGATCCTCTGAGGGGCTAGATGGGCGCACCGATCCACATAACGATTCTTGGCCCAGTGGCCCCGTTCCAGAAAAAGGTGGCGACTTGGCACAGCAATGATGGTCGCTCCGGCACTCGCGCTTACGATGCAGGGTCGTACGCGAAGTGGCGAGATTACGCCCGTATGGTCGCTGCGCAGGCGGTTGGGGATCGCGCCCCCTTTCAGGGTCCGGTGGAAGTGGAGATACGCATCTATCGTGAGATCCCCGCCAGCATCTCGAAGCGGAATCGGGAGCGGGCCCTGGCGGGAACATTGCGGCCGATCACTACGCCCGACCTCGACAACAACATGAAGGCTATTGCCGATTCGGTTCTGACTGGCGTAGTAATTCGCGACGACAAATTCATCGTGAGTGCCCAACTGGGCAAGTGGTACTCGGACAAGCCTCGCGTCGAGATCACCGTCACAGAATGGGCAGCCGGACAGACCGGTGTACCGACGCAAGATGGCTTATTCCGGTGGGGGTGACACCATGATCGATCTCGCCGAGTTGAAGCGGTTGGAGCAGGCGCGCACGCACCATCATGAGCTAATATCCTGTGCCTACCATCAGGTCGTTCATGTGGGTGGTTGCGCTGGTCCGCAAGCTACTTGGACCGATTCGGAATATGTCGCTGCCATCGCCAACGCCGGCCCTGACATCCTCGCGCTGCTCGAAGAGGCGCGGGAAATTGTTGACTACCTTGCGGACTACGTAACGGAATACGGACTCGCTTATGCTCCCGCCGACGCGTTTCTCGCGAAATTCGGAGAGGGGAAGCAGTGATGGAGTTCACGCCGGACAAATTCCAATTGCCGATGCTCTATGCGCGACGTGACGAAATGATTCGGTGGCTGATCGAGGAGAAGAAGTTTAACCCGAAAGCCGCGCCTAAATGTGTAGACGCTTTTCTTAAGAGCATGAAATACGTGCTCCAAGAAAACAAGGAGACCGGATGAAGAAATCACAATTCCCGTTTCAAGCACAGATAGGTGCGCTCACCGCTAGCTGGGCCGAGCACGAAAGACGTATCCGTGCTGATGAACGCGAGAAGGTGCTCGCCAAGATGTTCGCGCTCAACAAGCGCATCAAGGCCCTGTTGCTCGACATTTTGAAATCGACCGCTAAGCAAGCTGGTCGCGATGGCGATGCCGAGGTGCATATCGCGGGTATAGGGAAGGTCTACCCCGCCCCGAAGCGCAAGGCGGTAACCGCGAATGCCAGTCAGGTGGCCACGGTTTACGACGCGCTCTATCAACTCGTTGGCAAGTCTGTAACCGCGAAGGCACTCAAGGGGTCAACTGGCTTGGGACTCAAGTTCATCGGTTCGGCATTGCGTTCACTAGTCGAGTCCGGGTTGGCCGTTGAGGCGAAGCGCGGGTTTTTCCAAGCGAAACCTGCTGAGACAAAAGAAGATGGAGATGAATGGCCACCTGGATTCAACTGACGCGGCCGGCCGAGGGCGGCACGTACGTTCAGTTCTCTGATGGTAAGGACGCCCGCATCTACCAAGAGTCGCCCAGCGAAGTGAAACGGCTGATTAAAGCCAGTGACAAAGCATTACAAGCCTAAGCATTCCGACGATCCACTGTCCAGCGACCCGCAGTGGCTGCTGGAGACGTTCAACCGGGTCGCTGCTGAGTTGGTGTTCGACGTGGCGTATCCGCGCGTCAAGTTGCGGGATGACCTCGGGGCGCGTAATGCCGAATTATGCTGATTGAGCGGGGTGACCATGAAACCAAAATGGCAGCGGGCGCGAATCGTCTCGGCTTGTAAATACAAGGGTTTGGAATTCTGGGTGAGAGTGGGGCCGCCAGCCGCGATACAGTCAACCAGGAACCCTAAAAATGCAGGCGGTGCCATTTTCAATCGACCGATTGTATGCTTCGAGACGAACATCGAAACCGACGATCACGCAGATGATCGGCGTCGCAAAGATGGCGTATGTGTCGTCGCACAGTCGGATGTAGAGTTACTCGCCCGCGACGACAAGGACTTCGCAGAGGATGTGGATTTAGTCTCTTGGGAAGTATGGAATGTTCTGTCTCAGGCTCGGCGGTCGGCTTAAGGCACGGGATTGAGAATATTGGTCTCGTAGAATTCCGTCCCTAGAGCGTTCCAGCAGGCATCGGAAATTCCGCGTATTGTCGTCATGGTCCGCCTTTCGACCCTTCCGTATTCGGGAGAGCGCCGATCGATAAACACTCATCGCTCAGCCGTTCGCAAGTTCTCTTCGAGTATGGCCCCGCTAACGCCAGCGTACCGTCCGCGTTGACGACAACGAAATAGTAGCCCCTGACGTAGCCTTCCGACACGCAATCGATCGAGCACAGGTCAGTGCACATGCCGGTCGTGAGACATGCGGGATAATTAATGATGTCGCCAAAGACGCCGAAGCCGGGGCCTGTCGGCGCGCAGTTTGCACCTACGGGATGCGGTAAGCACTTCGGCCCATGTTCATAATGGCAACTCCCAAGATCGTCCCTGCAAATCCGCTGCGACGGGAACGGCCCGATCTTGAGGTTGCCGAGGAAGTAGAACCAGGGGAGCCCATTACCAGCCTGACAGACGCCCACGCCCGCCGCTACCGACAATAGACCAAGGCTCACAACCACTGAGAGCCAAGCAGCAAGTCGTCTACTTGCCAATGACGGGCGTCGTAACGACGGGTAATTTATGGGTCTCGTGGGCACCATTTCCCGTTCCCTTCACGGCACTTCCACACTCTTCATCTCGTCCCTTATTTCAAGTAGCGGGAACGTCATCTTATGCTCGAACGGTCTCGCCGTCACGATCTCCACGGTGCCGTTATCGTTTACGGCGAGCACGCGAAAATGTACGGACCGCATGATGCCCTCTTGCCCCTTGTACCATTTGTCTATTTTGAGGTCCATATGCTTCTATGCCGCTTTCTTGAGCCAGCGGTAAAACGTATATCTGCTTACACCTAGAGCCAAGGCTGCGTCGGCTGCCTTACCGTATCGCGCCTTAGCATCCATCGCCAGCTGATGCTTGAGAATCCTGACGGCCTTGACACTCTTGGCACCCTTGGCCCGTACGGGCTCGACAATCATTGCTAGTATCTCCATAGGCGGCAATGCGGTCTCATCGGCGCTCCGCCTGTCGTCCTCCCGTAACCGAAGCCACGCCTGCTTAAGTCGTGTCGCGCCAGGCTCTGGTGTGTGCAAGATCATTTCCATTAGGTCCGCCGTCGTCGCAATCACGCCACCAGGTATAGCAAAGTCCCTAGAATCCCGCCGATCACGCAGCTGCAGGCCGTCACGATCAGTGCCATCCAGAGTTCATCCCAAGTGTCGCCGGTCAATGTCCGCCCTCCGGTCCCTTGTAATGACCTAGCAGGATGCTGCGCAGTTCTTTTATGTCGTCTCGCAACTCAGCCAAACGACCGGTATTTTCAGAGTGCTCCCTTTCCGCACGAACACTGATCTCCAAATGGAATCGCTCATCAGCCTTAACATGATCCGCAAATTCCTGTTGCATTCGCTCGAAAGCCTGTTGAAATTGTCTGCGTGTGCGAAAGAAAGTCGTGATCCACGTAATTAGAATACCGAGTCCGAAACTCACGGGTCCCCACCACCACGTAAACGACCATGAATCTGATTGCCGATCCACTAACTCTATCTCCTGCTAGCTCCCGCTTACTTATTAGAACTGCTGGAAGTTAACAAGATCGGCCTGCGCTATATTAGGCCAAGGGGTGTCACGGTGCCCCCACTCCTAACCCGCAGTTCCCGCAACTAGGCGGCGGTTCTGGCGCACCGAAGGGCGCAAGTGTGATTAACCCGAGCTGCTCAACTCGCTGATTCGCCGTGGTGCGCGTCGGTGTCGCGGATGATTGAAGACCAAGGGACATGCCGAGTGCCCCATCGGCTACAGGCACATTATTCCCTAAATACAGCGACGCATTGAGCGTTGGATCATCGTATACTACCTCAAGATCCGCTTGACCTTGATTCAGTCCTGTGATGCGTGTCACGCCAGCTGGTGCCGACGTGAATGTTCCAGCCCCAGGCAATGCGCCCACACGCAGCAGAAGTTCGTCGCTCGCCGTCGGGTTGAGCGCGGGTATCGGCATATTCTTGTTCGCCTGATTCACTGAGAGCGTCTGGCTAACATCAATCGGCGTCGTCGTATTCAAATTGCCCACGCTGACAATCACACAGATATTGCCGTTCGTCGTCGCGTTGGTGAAATTCCACGATGCCGCGTCGCCCCCTGCCTTGGTGTGAGTGTAGATTGTTAGCGAAGCCGCATTCGGATTAGCATTCGCGTTCGTAATCTGCGGCCCTAGTGTCCAACCCGCAGGCGGAGTAATTGCCGGCGTCGCGCTGCCGATGTCCATGATTGTAAATTCGACATCACCGTTCTGTGTTTCCGAACTTGGCGTTAGCGCGCTACAATTCCCGGCGCCCGAAATAAAGGCTCCACCCGAGACGAGAACCGCCCCCGCACTGCTGCCGTTCGAGGTCTGGAGCTCGATCGCCGCTGCCATCCAATTGCCCGATGCGCCATTGCTGATACTGGCCATCGGCGAGGGGAAGGTCGTGCCGGACACTCCGAAAAAGCCCGTCGCGGTCCCACCGATTAGAAACCCGCCAAACACGGGATCTATTACACCAGCGTCGAAGCCCACCGTGATATTCTGGTTCTCGCGAGCAACAAGCAGGATAGCCGATCCAGATTTGGTTGGCGCGTTCGTGCTCGCGAACGTGACAGAGCTGACACCCGTTGCTGTCGAGAAGTTGGTCGCCCCAACCTGTGGGGCGGCTCCATCGGTCGAATAGAAGACACGCACACGGATGACGATGTCCGCACCGGCCGAAGTCGTGCAATTTACCGTCGCGCCGGCATCCGCACCCACCGCCGTTTTGGTGAAATGATAAAATCGTTCGGTGCTATTGGACTGGTTACCGCCAGTGATAAGCGTGAATCCCGTCGGCGTATTTGGGTTCTGGCTGTTATCGGTAAAACAGCCGAGGTAGATCAAATCATTCGCCTGGATATTGCTGGGAAGCACAACAGAAGCGGTTGTTGCTGGGCTCCCAGCGCTGCCAACCGCCTTCCCGCGCTGAACGATCGACGCTTGCGCGGGGATGGTCCATAGAAACGCGAGCAGACATAGGAACTTCTTTACCATCCAAGTTCTAATCCTATCTTCGTTGGCATCGATGTATTCGAGTAGAAGCTTTCGCAGAATGGTCGCGCGCTACTGATCAGCGCGCACTGATTACCGAGGGTCGTCACGCCGCCAGGGCCAACGGTCAGGTCGGTGCCCAGCCGCACCGCCGTCCCATCACTCACCTGAAAGCTCACAAGCGCTTGTTCCGTGATCGTGCCGAAGTTGTGCGGGACATTCGCGCTATATTCATCGCGGTTGCCCTGCGTCGCGGTCGAGACATACTTGGTCGAATCTAAGGGAACATTGCTTACTGCCTGCCAATGATGCGTCACGCCCGTTACCGCATACTGCAATGGCGTCGAATCGCCCGAAGGCGAGGTATACGCACTGCGCTGCGGACCCACGAACGCAGCGATTCCGTTCGTTCCTGGATTGATGACCCAAGTCAGACCGAAATCCTCTACGATACTATCGTCAAATTCGGCATCGTAGGCGATCTGATCGATGAGAAGGCTATTATTGTTGGCGTTAGTCGCGCAATTGTTACACCCAAAGGAGTCTATCCTGAGACCGTTTGATTTATAGACATTGATCGTTATGCTGCCCTGTGCCCAAGCGGTCTGCGAATTCACTCCCACCGTGGTGATGGTCTCGAACAAAAACCAGTTAGTAAGGCCGCTGCCGAAGGTCAACTTAAAGGCGCCGCTGTTGCCGAGATTGGTATTGGCAGAATTCTTAAGCTGTAATTTGCCACTGGATTGAAGAACTAAGTAGGTTTGATCGGTTCCGCGCGCCCCCTGTGGGTTGCTGCTATCACACCAGAGGAATATGGCCGGGCTGCCGGCCGGCGCGACCTCGGCTCGGAACCACGCATATGTAATTAACGTCTGCGCGGGATTGCCGAGCTGACTAGCCCTCGTAGCGACGGTCGGCCCTGGATTCTCGCCGCTATGACCGTTCGGAACAATCTTGAGATAGGAGCCAGTCACATTGCTGCCTGGGAGTGTCCAAGGTACCGTCTGGCCGGACACGATGCTGGATGTGGAAGGATCGATTAGGACGTAAGGAGCAATAGCTGGGACGGTACTCTGCGTACCGTACTCGTCCCACGTCTCGAGAAAGGTGAAGGATGCACCAGCCGGAAGTGCCCATGCGCTCCAACACCAGAGCAGTGCGCCAATAATTACGCCCACGGCGACGATTGAACGTAATCGCATCAGTTTATCCGGTGCTCAAGCTTCACGGTCAAATCTAAGGCAGTGCAGGTGCCCGCCGTGATTTGCATACAGATATAATCGCCCGCCGTCAGGGTCGCACTACTGACTGTGACATCAGCTGCACCCACAGCGGTGGGCGTGCTGGATACCAACGTTGTCGGTGAGCCACAGGCGTTCACCGTCGCCCCACAGTCCTGAATCTTGAGGGTCGGATTCCCCGCGCAGGTGAACAGACCTGCGGTGATAACGCCATTTTCAACGGTGCCCGCCTTGACCACTTTGTGGCAGTCGAATAGCACCGTCGTGCCCGGTAGCGCGGTAAGATTCCCGGTATCGAACGTCATGAACCCCCGCGCCATATTCGCCGCAGAAACGTCGGAGCCGATGGTCAATGTCGCTACGGGGCAGTTGCCGTTCTGAGCACACGCCGCCGGTTGCGCAGGCACTGTCGCCTCCGATACGATATTCCAGTTTGTGCCGTCAAAACGCGCGTAGATTATTAAGATATTGCCGTTCGATGCGCCGATCTGAAGCTGCGCGCCCCCTACTGCCGCATAGTTAATCGTCCCCGTCGATGCCGTGAAATTGTTAACAAGAACGGCACTCGCGCCTTGAGTCGCTTTATAGATAATCGTCTGGCCGACCGTACATGTAGCCGTGTCGAGATTTGGTGTGACATTGCTCGCCGCGAGGGTTTGATCCCATTCATCTTGGGTATTGCCCGACGTGCAGGTTAGATCGGGCGTCGTACCCGATGCCGTATGCACTGATAGGAATCCGCCGCCAGCCACACCCGTGGCCCCAGTTGGCCCTGTAGGTCCAGTTGGACCCGTAGGACCGGTCGGTCCCGTCGCCCCAGTAGCTCCGGTAACACCCGTCGCACCTGTAGGTCCAGACGGGCCTGTAGGTCCAGTAGGGCCTACGGCGCCGGTCGATCCCGCTCCGCCTGGTCCTGTAGCTCCCGTAACCCCGGTAGCTCCGGTCGCCCCCGTCGGGCCTGTAGCTCCCGTCGCGCCCACTCCGCTGGGTCCAGTCGGGCCAGTCGCCCCCGTGGGGCCTGATGGACCGGTGGCACCAGTCGCCCCCGCGCCTGAAGGTCCGGTTGCCCCGGTGACGCCAGTAGCTCCGGTAGGGCCGCTAGGTCCAGTAGGGCCGCTTGGACCACTCGGACCTGTGGAACCCGTTGCTCCGGTGGCTCCTGTCGGGCCGGTTGGACCAGACGATCCGATGGGACCGACGCCGCCACCTATATTGCAACTCCAGACGCCAGCCACCCGAATGGCTTCTACTCCTGTGCCGCCGCCTACGCATACCGGCGTCGCTTTGCAATCGTTACAAAAGACCTTCGTCGCATCGACCTGAGGAACTAGAGTACCGTTCGTCAAATCTACAAAGTTGACTGGCGCATAGGTGAGGGAGGTTCCGTTCAGTCGAATGGGCGGCGTGGCCAATGCCCACGCTGCGATCAATAGGAGCACCAGCATGGGGAATAGAATTATCGGCATTCGTTTCATGATTGTGCCTATGGTATCGGGAGCAACGAGATTTGCCCCCAGCCCGCCCATGTTCCTGGCGTTCCACCGACGACGCAGACAATCGCGCGCGGTCCCCCGAGCACTGGCGGCTGAATCCAGAACCAGTCCCCTATGGCGAACGTCCCACTAGTCGGCTTTCCCTGTGCGACCCCCTGAAACCCAGCGAGCATTTCCTGGATGATGAGGATAGCGTTATCGAGCGCTGCCTCGTGTGAACCTGCTGGGAATGGATCTTGCGGATTATAGACAGCGGTCTGCGCCCGTGGCGTATGCCGCGTGATAAGTATCTGGCCGGCTGTTGCCGGAGCTACGCCAAAGGTAACCGTGCCACCTTCGCTATAAACGTTCAGCTTCGCGTCGAGGGCACCGCTCACGGTGTAATCGGTATTGAGGATTTTCGTCGTCACTACTCCGAGGGAATCCGTGAACTGAACGATCAGGTCAGGGATCGCCCTGAAATAGAAAGGATAGGGGAAGGCCGTGGCGATCCCGTCCGTCAAGTAGATTATGGTGAGAGTCTCGTCTTCGACTGCCATGAGCTGCTAGCCCTCCCTATCAAATGGCGAGAAATTCATATCCGCGAACTTTGGTCGATTCATGTAGGTTTCCGGGTTAGCTCGCAGCACCGTCCTCGCCTCGCCCGCACCTAAGAGCATATATTGCGCAGCCTCTGCGACGTGAGAATCCATAGACTTCACGGCTTCATCGTGGTACCGCTCCTCGCCCACAACTTGCACTCGCTTGTAATGATAGCCACCAGCCAACGCCTTCCGAAGCTTCTGGCAATTCGGATGGACCATCATGCCGGGACTGCCATCGATTAGTTTGTTCAGGAAGTAGGCGAAAGTCTCACGACGCTTGATAGGATCGTTCGTGTGCGCCGGATGCGCGTCAATCCCGGCAGCGCGGAGCACGGTGAACGGCGTACTATCGTCGGTCTGCGCCCGCGCCTCGCCCGCTGGATCGCCCGTGATGGCAGCAAACGAACATCCCTGGTAACGCTCGCGCATTATCTGGGCTAGGAGGCCACCGAATTCGAGCGCCCCCATATCCTCCGTAACCACCTCCGAATGAATCCGCCACGCACCCATTGCTGTCCGTTGACCAAAAGTTGCTGCGGGAGTTCGTCCAAAGTCAATTCCAACGTATAGCGGAATGCCCCGGATAAGGGGGAACTCTTTGCAGTGAACTGAATCCTTATACTCCGGATAAACCGGTTTGCCTTCCTGGACAAAGCCGTAGTCTCCGTCGACATAGACCTTGATCCAGTCATCCGACTTGCCGGCCATAAGGCGCTCATAGTAACCGGGAGGTAGATTTTTGATGTTCTCAGCGGCGGTCGACCGTCCGCTAGGCTGGGCAAAGAATTCTTGGAGCTTTTGCCGATCTGTCTGAAGCGTTCCGAGTTCCCGGAGCCGCTGGGCGATTTCCTCATTGCGCATCACCATCTCCGGGTCTGGGAAATCCGCCATCTTCGCCCACCAGTGATCGGTGTCGGGCGAGTTGGTATCCATGACGATTTGGGGCATCGCGCAGGTATGGGTAACGTTCCCTTCTCCATCGCGGATGGTGCGCGGGAAACGACCGACCCGGCCGGTGAGTCCGTCGAGGATCGCCTTGGGCAATTCGCGCGCCTCGTTGATCCAGGCATCGCTGAGGTCCATCGAAAGCAGTTTGCGGATATCGTCGGGCGTATCGAGCGCGAGGAAGATGATTTCCCAATCGACCTTCGGATTATCGGCTGTAATGTGGTGTGTCGGCGGTCCTTTATCACGCCAGTTACCAACCGTCGGCGGCACCCAGACATGCCAAGTCTTGATGGTCGTGGTCGCAAGTTCAGGGTAGGAGTTACGCACGATGGCTGTGCGGCGGCGTATCACGCCATCTGGTCCTGACTTCTGGCGCGTGAAATTATATAGCAGCTTTGCGATGCATGCCGTCGATTTTCCACTGCCGAAAGGTCCTCTGACGCCGCAGATAAGCGCGTTGCTGACAACAAACTGTTCCGCTACCGGCCCCGGCGGAAACCAATCGAACTTGAGCAAGGGCGGTGGCGGGATTCCGATCCGAGTTTTCATTTCACAATGTCGCCATCTGTGATAACATCGTTGTTAGCGGTGCCAGGTCTATACCGGGAGTACGAGATCATTCGGAATCCTAGAGAGCAGGCCTGGCATCTTGCTTTCATTGTAGCCTCGGGACTATGGCATTAGACGGACCTGCCACGCCGAACTCATTAGCGACCGGGGGTGAACCACTCAGAGCCTGTATGGCATCGGGCGAGAGGCCACGGAGCGCTTCTTTATGATTCTCCACCATATCGGCGATCTTCGGGTCATCGAGCATTCCCACGTTCGCGATATGGGATGCTCGCGCTAGAATATTCTCGATGGTTACCTTCTTTAGTTGGTCGGGATCGGTCGGATAATCCTTGTCGTTGATGTAGCTTTCGAGATCTTCCCGCAGCCCGTCCGCCCTATCGGCGTTCCATTTCTCGGTTGCGCCTGGGAACTTATCGAGAAATTGTGGCGGATGCTGTGCATTCACGTTCAAGCGTGCCAATTCGTTCACGACGTTATCATGGCTTACCTTTGTCACGTTGACCGGATAGAGCAACCGTGCGGGTAGCCCCATCGTCGGATTTGGCGCTGGCTTGTTGAAGATGTCCACCTTCGGCTGAACGTTCTGTGCCAATCCCGCAGTTGGCGAGAATGGCAACCCAGCCTCGGTTAGTGGGTCCAACTTATGAATCCCCGGAATGCCGGTTTCGAGTTCCTGCGCAACCGTCTGGGGGTTGCGTGCCAGCGTATCCGTCCCCATCGCGACGCCTCTCAACAACGCCGACCAAGGAACGAGACCGGATGCTTCTGAGCCGACAAATTGCTTAAGCGCTTTCGGTTCACCGTCTGCGATGTCGGTCCAGAGCTTCTTGATGTTGACTAAGCCCTGCACGATAGAATCGTTCGCCATCGAATTGCCGATTGCGCGCGCTGCGGCGCCCGCCTTATCGAGCGCATCGGGATCGCTCATAGCATCGCGATTCTGTAGATAGTTCCCGATAATGCCGAATGGCGTATCGAGCGGCGGAGGCAGTGCTACTAGCGAATCGCCGAACCTCGCTTTCGGTGAGCCGTACTTATCGAGCACGAGGTTCCCCTGATGGAATTCGTGGGCAATAGCCACGCTCATCATCGCGCCAAATGCCTGCTTCGCGAGCGCGGCGCTGCGTTGCTGAGCGGTCCCGTAGGCGATGTCGGACGCTTGAGTGAGCGCGCCCAGCCCCGGCGTGTAATCAAGGCCCATCTTCTTGACGTTATACGCAATGCGGAAAAACGGCATCAATTGTTTGAGCACGGGGTACTGGAATACATCCGAGACGCTTTTCGCGAATGTGCCCTGTTCAAGTTGATTCACGAAGGTCATCGAATCGGCTTCTTTACTGGCGTTCAGCCGCATCTCGGCAGGCATGTCATTGATGGTGCCGTGATACAGTTCGGTGGCACGATTGTAGCCTTTGATACCGTCAAGCCCTTCCGCGGCGGCCTGGTCGACCGCGTCGCGCCACGCCAACATGTGCCCGGCCATCGAGGTCCCGGCAGAATGCACGAATTGATGGACGCCCGTCAGGACGTTCCCGCCAAGGCGCAGCACATTGCCGAGATAATCCACACCCTTCCCGATTCCGCTACTCTCCCAGTCGGCGGTGTCAGGATTGTATGCACCGAGCCCGAAAGCCTGTCCCGAGATTGCGCGGTGCGCACCGTAGCCGAAAGGATTGTCAGCCTCGATACTGCCGCCTTCCATTTGCGACAGCCGCTTGCCCGTCTTGCCGCTCTCCAAGCCGATGTCGGCAGAATGCCAGAAACCATTCACTATACCTTGGATACCTGCTAGCGGCTCGCCGAGCTTGACGCCCGATCCCGGCATCATCCCCTGAATCAGCCGCGTCGGGAGGGTCATCAGCCCAGATACCGTGCTCGAAGTGGCGATCCGGCTGGAGGTCCGGCCAGCGTTACTTAGCAGATTGTTGAAGTAATACTCGTTGAATGCGTTGTAGAGAGATCGCCCCAGTCCCACATCCTCAGACATTTGCCGTGCGACGCGGGCGAACTTATCGGGACCACCAAGCTGATGAAGCAAGTCGGACAATCTCTGTGCGTTGTCACCCTCGCCAAGTTGCTGGGCGATCTTGGCCGTCGCTGCCACAAACGCATTCCCCGGCTTATTGGGGTCAAGAATTTGGAGGCTACGGCCAACATCTGAGCGCGTACCGGCCAAGACGGAATAGTTTTCGGCGAATGCGGCGAAGCGATTGCCGAGTTGCTGAAGGCCAGTACTCACATCCTCGCCCTTCGCTGCGCGCGCCCAGAGGTCTTCATTGAAGGAATGGATACCTTTATTTTCTTCATGGTAAGTGCTGGCCAACGCCTGAACATGCGCGGCCAATTGAGGCTTCTCTGCACCTTGGGCATAATAAGATTCGAGGTCCTGCCGGAGTGACTTCGATTCGTCCATCGTGAGCGATTCAGGGACGGTAGTTGCGATCTCGGGCTTGCCGAATTCGGTTGCGGTCTGCTCGCCGACGCGGACGGCCTTGAGGTTGTCGAGTTGCTTCTGAGCGAGGGTTGAGGCTGCTGCCGCCGGCGTCGCGTGCTCGGGCGGAATTACGGGAGCCGGCGCGGCGGATGCGGGGGTTGCCGCACTACCCGCTACAGCGCCGGTCCCTTCAGCGGTCGCCGGAGGAGGAGATGCCGGAGTAGCCGCCGATTTTATCGGATTGCCCTGAGTATCGAGAATTGTGCCCTTCGGGAATTCTGTTACGCCCTCTGTTGTCGCCTCTGCACCCTTTGCAGCTTTGACCGCCGTGCCTGCTTCTTCTGTGGCATCAACGGCTTCGCCAGCTTTCCCGATTCCCAACGGCAGTGTAGCCACCTGCGTTCCGAGGCTAGCTATCTTGCCTATGGTATCGGGATCGATAGGTGAATTCGGATAGACGCGCTTCGCGATACTGCTGGCAGCCTCGGCCACTATATCACTAGACTGTAAGGCTTCCTGTTGAGCCGTGGGAACTCCGGCAGGTGGTCTAGCGGGAGTCATCGGCGGCGCTAGCTCGGCATTCGCAGTGACAGGTTGTGCCGTCTCGGGATGTATCAGCCTCAGCAATTCGGGATGTTCAGCCAGCAGCGTGCGGCCATTCGCCACGTCCTGATTATCTGCCTGGCGTGCTGCGTACTGCTGATCGACGGATGCGGGACCGTTCGCGCCGTGAGACGCGCGGTCAGCATAGTTGGCGGCAATCCCACTAGGCGATCCACCGGATGGTCCGGCTATCTTGAGCACACTGTCCGCGTATTCGTCCGATGTCGGGAATCCTGGGCCAGGGTCGCCTCGCCCGTAGTAAGACTTCAGCCCTTCTCGTTCGTTGCCATTGTGCTGATCCACCAACGATCCGAGGATCGTTGTCCCGGCCATCCGATTGTATGCGGGATCGCGTAGACGGCTAGGATCGAAACCATAAGCCTTTGCCGTCTCTGGTTCGATCTGCATCAACCCGACCGCACCAGCGCCGGCATCCTGTGGATTGGCCCTGCCACCAGTTTCCTGCTGAATTACAGCATTCACCAATTCTGGGCGGGCTGGCATTAGTGGGGCATCGCCTCCGGATGGGCCTTCATGTAGGCCGCTATTTTCCGCGCATCATCGTCGGTGATAGCAGGTGTTGGTCCGGGGGCTAGTGGCGGCCTAGCGGCAGGCGTCCCGCCGCGCGACGGTCTCGGGTTCGCCTTGACGGCATCCTCCATCGCTTTCTGATAAAAACTCGGAGCTTCCGCCGGATGCCCGTAAATCGCGGCTTCGTAAGCCATCGTCGCCTGCTGCCGGGCGCGCGCGAATGCTCCAGGCTGGCGCATCTCCATAATGCGATCTTGCCGGGTCTCGGGATAATAATTCGAGTCGATGGCAGCGCGTGCGCGGATATTCGCTTGCCCCGCGGGCGTCTTGATGCCTGTGAGATGCTGATGTAGTTCGAGATTCAATTCGCTGGCACTGCGACCATCAAGTTGCCGAGTCGCCCCCGCAAGCCCTATATCGCGTTGAATCCCGTTGATCTCATCCTCGGAACTGGCACTCGCTATCCGTTGATGCCAGCCGTCGAGCACGTCCGGCGCGGTAGCGACCGTATAGTCATAGCCTGTGAAGCCACGAAAATCCTTATCATCGATCACGCGATGGGCAGCATCGTTGTTGAGCCGATCCATGTCGGGCTGCCCATTCTGCTTGATGTAGTTCTGCTGATATTGAATCGCAGCCATCCGCGCCGCGCCCGCGTTCGCTTCCATCGCACGCACTGGCGCACCTATCGCGGTGGTCTGCGCTGATAACAATGACGATTCCTGCTGAGGCGTGAACTTACCGGGGTTGGCCTTGATGAAGTCTTGGAGCAGTGTGGGATGCGCCGCATCGGGACTGCGCGCAAGTGCCTGCGCACGCTCGAGAGTGGCCTGATCCTCGAATTGTTGCTTGTAGAATGCGGCCGCCTGGGGATTCTTCGGCCACATCTGATCGACCATTCCCGCATATTTCGTGCGTGCTGCCACTGATGCGGGGCCTTCGGTGATCGAACCATCCTGCGCTATTCCGAAATCACCGCCAGCGGCACCCGCCAGTTTTGTGCCGAGCGCTTTTAGTTGGGTATCCTGTTCTCGCGCAGTCTGTGCCGTGCCCGCCATGAGCGCATCGCGATAGATAGATCCCTGAATCGCGGGCAAGCGCTGTTGTAAATAACCGGAGATGTGAGCATTGGCCGGATCTCCGATCATCTTCTGGGAGATTTCATTACCCTGCTGCTGGACGGTCGAAGCCCATTGGTCACCGGGAAGCTGTTTCGCATCGGCGTAGACCTTGGCGATCTGGTCTTTGTACCGTTCTTCGGCCGCATCAGCATCGAGTATATTTTTGTGGCGTGCCTGTACCGCTAGGATGTCGCCTATCCGATTTAACGATTCCCCTGCTCTGACAGCACCGCGCAATCCCTCCGCAATTGGATTAACAATCTCTGGTACATTGAGCAGAGGAGGTCGTGGCCGATTCGGGATCGTCGGCGTTGGAACTGTCTCGCCAATCTGCGGTATTTGCGCGAAGCCCCCCATCTATGGCCCCTTCTTCCCCGGCACATATCCACCATAGCCGCCTGAGACCCCGGTGAGCAGCGATGTCCCAATGCCGCCATAGAGCGCGTCTTCTGCATTGGAACGATAAATACGACTTTGATATCTCTCCACCGCTGCCGCATCAAATGCCTGATGGCGTTCGAGTTCTCCACCGTACCAGATATTGAGAGCGTCCATGCGGGCATTCGTAGCGCTCTGCTTCTCAACGGTCTGCACGCTGCCGCCAGTTCCGATGTTGGCCTGTCCAAAGGCTGCCGCCTGTTCGCCGAGCGCCGCCGCCGATCTACGTTGCGACTGCGCCATATTCGCTGCCGCCGTATTGCTTTCGGACACGCCTTGCTGCGTCAGAACTGCGGCATTATAGTCCGCCGCTTTGGCCTGAGCTGAGAACTGATTGCTCCTCTGGATAGCCCCGAACACACCAGCGGTGGTTCCTACAATGGCCATCGTCACCGGGTCCATTCAACTAATCCTCGAATAGAGCATGGCGTCGCCACCGTCGCCAAATTTCCGCATAATGCCTTCGGTCTCGAATCCTAGGATCTCAGTCACCCAGCGGTGGCCTCTCAGATTGCCCATATATACGACTGTTTCGATTCGCCGTGCGTCGAATTGACGGAGCCACGCCCGCATCAATTTGCAGATCTGCAGGAAATATCGGCTCGCCAATTTATCATCGGTAAATGCCCAGCAACGAAAATTGCCAGGATTCTGCTCACACACACCCATACAGGCCACTACGCCTTCATCTACGATGCCCGCGAAGCCGTTGATCGCCAGAGTCTCGACGTAATCCGCACGCTCTAGCAACGGCTCGACGGTAACCCCGCGTTTTAGCATCGCCTCCAGATGCCAGCGCTCTAGTTTCTCCACTCGCATCAGTCTTCAGTCTCGAGATTCGGATACATTCCGACAATCGTCACAGGATAGGGTTCGTCGTTAACATAGGTCATCCGGCCCTCGACCTCAGAGCCGCCTGGCCAATTCATCGCGTAGGTCTCCTCAGGCCACATGCCATTATAGACCTTCAGCCGTTCATCCATCGGATCGTCGGGATCGCGAAATTCCAGCCCATCCATTACGGTCTCAGGCGGGTCGCTCAATTCGGCATCTGGGTCTTCGCGGCCTGCGCGGCCGCCAAGCGTATTCAGAAACCGGAAAGTTACATCCACGATGCGCTTAACCTTGGCCTGCGCAGTCCCATTCGGCGCGCTCGCCTCGATCGGCATCGTGGTAAGACGGCAGCTCTGTGGCAGTCCCCACTGAACGATGCTCGCTACCCATTCCAGCGTAATCTGGCCGCCAGTCACGACGCGATCCGGATGTCTGGCCCCATCCGTCAAGACTTTTACGGTCTGGCCTTCGAGACGATCCATGCCTGTAATCACTTTTGTCGGCGGACCATTGTAAGTGCCGCCGGAATCCGAATATAGCGACTGGGTTGCCAAATCGTCGCCGGTGAGAAAATGCGGCGCCATGAATTCGATATAACGTCGCGTAACTCCGTTGATCGTGCGATTCACCACCATCCACAATTCATCCTGCGATCCTGTGGGCGATGGGATGCAGGCAATCGTCTCCAGCGCTCCGATCATCGGATGGCGGTGCCACGCAATTACCTGCTGTTCCTCGTTGAAGGTGAGACCCACCAAGTTGCCATCACGCATCCCCCCAGGGAATGGCTGCGGCGGCACTGGGGGCACAACCCCGCAAGATTTCCCGACAACACTTACATTCTTGATCAGGAAACTGTAGGCAAACCAAGCTGTTCTATACCGCACCACTCCGAATTGGAGGATTTGCTGCGCTTCCGTATAGGCAAACTCATCTGGGATCGGATTGCAGGAATCCGGAGTGCCCAGATATCCCACCTGAAAGTCGCTCTGGTTTCCATAGAACGCTAATAACTGATAGCCCGATGGAGCATTCGGAACGGTGGGAGGCCAAATGCCCGTACCCGTACCAGGCGGGTCTACCGCTGCAAAGAGCAGGAGCGACACATCGTTACGCCAGTCTGGCGTTAATCCCGGTGCCTTGGGACTCCCGTCGTATCCTGTCGCAGTTTGGAATCCATTAAAGAGATGCGCCGGATCCTCGTGAACGAAAGCGTAGACGAGTACCGTCCATATATTCAGCGTGGGGCGGGGCAATAGCCACGTATAACTGGGGATATCCGATTCCGTATCTGTCGCGACCTTATAGAAGAGCCATGAAGCAGATGGCGGATTTACGGCGTGATTTTCCAAATATGAACCTGACAGAAGTGTCCAACCGACAGGGATGACCTGGAAGGGATTCATTCCAGGAGCTGTGCCATTCGACCATATGTGAGCGATCAGGAGGTCGCCCTTCTGCACTCCTGTCGGTCTAGGCGGATTCAGTTGCGCCCCTGTGAAAAATGGAAACGCGGTATCATGGCTACTGCTACGAAATACAATGTCGCTATCCGCGGTTGCGGATGGCGTGAATATCGCATCATCAGTCAATAGGGGCGGCTGTGCCTCATTGACGAGGCTCGAAAACAGTGCAAACGTGCCGGAGCCCCAGAAATGAGGATTAGAATCGTCCGCATTGGGCTCAGTCCACGTGTCGGAGACGATACCGGCCGTTACATACTCGTAGCCGCCTGCGCCTCCGCCTTGCGGGCCATTCTGCGCTGGCGTGAAAGGACTGGATAGTGGTGACAGAAGCTTATTGACGAATTCGATGAAATCGACGAGGACCAGCGCATTTTGACTTGGTGTGATCGGATCGCTGGTTTTCGTCTGGACCGAGTTGGCCGAGGACATAACGGCCGCCCCGAAGCTAATCGTGCCTCCACCGATGCTATAGAAGCTGTACTGATTGAAGACGTAAGCCTGGTTGCTGCCATCCCAGGTGAATGTCCACGTCGGAGTACCGCCCTCGAATATATGCCAGAATGCTTGATAACCCGCGATTAGGCCATTTATCCTGTGCCACGTGCCATCTGGCGGATTGATCTGATGGCCGGTGCCGACGTTACCGGTTACGATAATTAGGTCTCCAGCATGCGTGGTGGTGGAACCGAAAGATGCACTGGACCCGCCGCCAGTGGACAGCCGGTTAAACGCCGCACGGAGAGTGGGATCGTAGATCGGCATAAGTTAGATTCTGAAGATGCCGCTTCCGTTCCAGACGACCGGGATATTCGCGCCACTCGTGGCGAGCGGGAAGCCCAAAATCGTGTCAAAGAGCATGAGTAGCGGGGACGTCACATCGGCGGGGCTGCCATCGCCTACCAATTTGTAGAGGGCTATGAATTTCGCTAGAGAGCCGCCTGGGACTGCGGGGAATGTCGCCGTTGCCGCGTTCAATGTCCCGGCTGTTGTCGTGATAGAACCGAGCGTCTGATCTGTTCCGACCCGATTGGCCCCGAGGTCATTTAAGTGGACGTGCGCCGCCAAGTTTGGGGTATACGTATCCTTGAGCAGGCATACTTTGATGGTATCTACTGCTGGGTCCAGTTGTGAATCCAGCACGTATTTCCGTCCGCTATCGAACCAGTTATTTGCCATGCTATTTCAGGTTCCCATTGCGGATCATCCAGATTACTGCGTCCGGTTCCTGCTGGAATGCGAGCGTCAGGGGACCATTTTTCTCAAAGATATGGTTGGCGAGCGCCGCCAAATCCTCGCTCTGATATTGGTCGGTGAAAAACTGATACTTCATAATGCGCATCTTCTGACCGCTGGTTTGTGACCAGATGAGCGAATAGCCGATTAAGGTGGGTTTGATGGCGCGCGAGCCGTGGCGCATCTGTGCCTTACTCGCGATATTTGCCGGGCCGAGCGGTTGCGAAGGATTTGTCTCCTGAATGATATGCTCGCCGCTCGCAGTCCCGACTACGAGCACACGACCCTCGACCAGCCACTGAATCGCGTCCTGCGTCGGTAGCGTTATGTTGATGGCCATGTCGGCGGTCACTAATCCGCCTGGGGTTAGTGCCGAGAAGTTCTCAAAGTCGGCAGATACCGAGAGAAATACCTGCCCGTGGCGCCCGAATACTAGCCGACCGCGAAAGAATGAGACCGTCTGAGGAAAGCCGTCACGATTATTGAAGGCCCCGACCGCCCAGTTGGAGGTGGCGTTCGATGCGAATACGACGGCTTGCGGAAGCCGATTGATGGTTCCCGCCTGTGGCTGCTCGATCACATCCGCGGTTGCCGTCCAGAGCCGATTATCGACCGTGCCGCCGGAGACATACGGCGTCCATAGCGTCCCATCTACATTGGGACCAGTACCGTCACCATCCGTATCGTCCTGATGCAACTGAAAAGTATTTCCCGATATGCCGGCCGCCCGATAGAACGTATCGTTCACCTCGACCATGCCAACGACATCCTTGATGAATACGAGATCGCCGTTGGCAAACACCGGGCTGGTAGAAAGCGTCACGACTGGCGGATTTGCGGCCGTGATGCCCGTGATCGTGGCGGCGACGCCCACAGGATCTATGCCACGTGCGATTAGCTGAACGAAGCCGAACCCAGGGTCACGGTAAGCCCACCGTATACCCGCAGTATCGCCATTATCCCAGGCCTCGCCGCTGATATGCGTAGGCGGGATCGTGCCAGTGGTTCCCCCGTTCATAGCCTCGTAGGTAATCCCATTGAACCGTCGTCGCTTTCCCTTGGCGACTGCTTTCGTCGATTCCCACGGCCTGATGGTCCGCACATTCTGCTCAGTGAGCTGAAAGAGTGCGCCCATGATGCCGGGATCGAAGATATCGGCCGAGGCTGTCAGCGTGATTCCATTGCCATCCTCGGCAGAGGCGAACACGATTGGATTGGTCCCTGGATTGGCATCGCCGAATGGCCCGCCAGTGAACTGTGACAGACGGTCTAATCTCCAATTGGCTGTGCCGAAGTGCAGCAGTTTATAGACGGGAAACTTGGTGCTGCGGTGGGTGATATAGATAACGTCCGCGCTCGGCACATAATCGAGTTGCGCAAATCCGTTGGCGTCATATAGATCCGTGAAGGCGTAGGGTGTTGGAATTTCATAGACTACCGATGACGGTGACGAGGACGTACCGCTTCCGCTAAAGCCTCCTCCTCCGGCGGTCACTTGCTGAATACCCACGCCTGAGTAGATTATGGCCCCTGTCGCGAAGACCGTCAGCGGTGCCCATTGCGGCACGCCGAGATTTACCCATTGAACGGGATTGGGATCGCCCGCATCAAAATCATAGGTGGTACGCCCGACAGCGGTTTGCCAGATTGGCGGCAGGCCGCTCTTTGAGGTTCCGGCATGCCTGCAGCCCTGGATATTGCCATTGCTGTCGACGATGATGTCCCCAAGACTGCGCACGACGCCGGGTGCCCAATAAGTAAATCCGAGATTCGTCCAGGTCAGGGCGCCATCTATGGTCGTTCCGCCCACCGTGGGATTCCAATTCGGGCCTAGTACTGGGCCGATGGTCAGGCTGGTGACTGGCGCGTGATTCTGGTGGAACCGCAGATAGTGGTCGCCCCACTCCAACATGAAGGATTCGGTGACGTTGAAGACGAAGGGCATCAGGAACACAAGCCCAGAGTTCTTGGTTTCAGCTTCAAAGCGCGTGCCTGGGCGACGCCGCACCGGGCCTTGCACCATCGGGATGAAATTCTCGAGCCTGAAACAGCCGGAGCCGTACTGTTTGATATCGGTGCGGCTCTCGCAGGCGGGGGACAGCTCCCCGCTATTGAAGGCGACTAATCCGGGCGAGGCTTTCATGCAGGCTCACTTGTATTCTGTCACGATAATGGCGCCTACCGCGCCAGCGCCGCCGGTTGTAGTGCTGGTCGTTCCATTGCAGTCCCCACCGCCGCCACCCGCACCGTAGTTTTTCCCAGCCGTCCCTACGACGCAATTACCGCTCGCATTCACCCCGGCGACGCCACCGCCGAAGACACTGACCCCACCACGCCCCATAGGGACCACTGGTGTACCCGAGCCACCGACATAACCAGCGTCGCCCGCGTTTCCAACGGGGACAAAATCGCCGGTTCCTGCTACACCGCCTGCGCCTGATGCACCGGGCGTGGTGGTAGATGAGCCGCCGCCACCAGTCCCAGCTTTGCCTACGCACAATGTTCCTAGTGAGGTATCGCCACCATTGTTACCTGGGTTGTTCCCTGTCGTCCCGACTGTTCCGCCCGCGCCAATGGTAACGGTCTGTGAACTGCCGATCTGGGCCGCGGTGAGGCGCACGCGAGAATAACCGCCAGAACCGCCGCCGCCGCCAGTGACATTATTCGTCGTCCCGCCAGCGGAACCGCCGCCTGCGCCGCCTCCGCCGACGCACTCGACAACCGCGAAACTGATACTCGCCACGGGGGTATATGTCCCCGAGGACGTGAAGATCTGAAGTGAGACGCCGGACGATACGCCAGTTGAGCCGGTAGGCCCCGTTGGACCCGTGGCCCCTGTGGATCCGGTCGGTCCCGTAGGACCAGTAGGACCACTCGGGCCGGTCGCTCCAGTTACGCCCGTAGAACCCGTCGCACCCGTGGGACCCGAAGGTCCAGTGGCTCCTGTCGGGCCTGCTACGCCGGTAGAGCCAGTTGGTCCTGTCGGACCTGTCGGACCGGTTGCCCCCGTCGCACCACCAGCCGGGCCGGTGGCCCCGGTGACTCCGGTAGCTCCCGTCGCGCCAGCCGCGCCAGTGGCCCCCGTAGGACCACCTGCCCCTACCGGCGGAAAGGGCTCGAAGGCGTAGGCCATCCCCACCGCAAGGAATGCCGCTAGAATCAATAACACTGCTACCGATCGTGTTTTCATCAGAATCCTATCGAACAGCCGCCCGCTCGAGCAGTGATGGTGGCTCCCGTTGTGACGTCTTGAATATCCAGCATGTCATTCGCCGCGGTCGTTAC